TCTATATAAGTAATCTTACCGTTGACAAACCCGAAACCGGGCATCATAGGAGAGCTTGTATGACGACAATGATTATGGCTGTACATAGATGGTACGAGGTCATTATGTTTCATCCAGCCTACTTTAATTTCCGATAGCTTCCATACCCTTGGAGTAACCCCATCAGGCATAAAGTATAGTCTTTGGCAGTCCTTACAACAATATTTGTCGTTAGGGCCTATAAAAGCTATAGTAGGATCTTCGACCCCAGCCACAACGGTAGTTTTAGTTATGGCATCTAAAGTACTCAAGTTTTTAGCCTTACCCATTTCACCATCTATAACCTGTGCTACATCAGAGCTAGCCTTTTCCATTACGGAGGTTAGCTCTTTTTTTATAACCTGTGCTACATCCACCTCCTCTTTAGAGGTTTCGCTGCCCAACAGGGCTGTCTGTATAGCACTTTTAACCCTAGCCTTAGTGAGTTCTTGATGAGCATCTAGGTATTGCTCTACTGACTCGTTTATAGCGCCTAAAAGCTTGGTATTGGCCTTAAACCCCTCTAACCTAGCGGCATCCTCAAACACTGAAGGTAGACTAAGGTCTTCCCTGTGCTGTAGGGGCTTATCGTACCCAGTAGTTGTAAATCTTATTTGCTTAGGCTCATATTTATAGCCTAAGAATCGCGCCTTAAGGCGCATAAATAGCGCTTCAATAGCCTTATCTATGGCTTTTATGCCAGTTTTAGGTATAAAATTCTTCATTAGCGCTTTTTAATGCTAAGATTCTTGACTTCGTCTAATATGGCAGCTACTGCATCCTTGGTGTCATTCTGGAAGCCATCAATAGCCCATTTTAGAGTCTTTTGTTGTTTAGCTAAAAGGCGTCTTTGATTGGGGCTAAGATTTTCTTCAGATTTTTTCATCATCTCATAAGCCTGGTCAATAGACCGAGCTAAGCCCTCTGGGCCTGAGTCCTTGTCTGCCCCACCACCATCATCTCCTCCCCCATCATCAGGACCACCGGGTGGAGGTTGCTGTGGCTGCATAGCTTGCATTTGCATCTGTTGTTGCTGCATCTGCATTTGCTGCGCTTGCATTTGGAGTTGTATGTTTTGAAAATACATAGGATCTCTACAATAGTCCCACTTAGGATCTTTAGAAGCTCCTGGAATGCCCAAAAAGAACTCCCTAATCTCCCCTACGGTCTTATATGCATCTAATAGCTTTTGGAAGCCTGGGTTTAGAGGAATATCGCCACACATATACTTGGGTAGCGGTTTCTTTTCCTTCTTAATCAGGATGTCGTTATAGGTCATATGGACCTGAGAGTTCTGTTGTAGACCTACAATTTCCTTTTCAGGGGTTTCTGCATCTAATCCTACTAATTCGACCCTACAGATTTTTGATAGTTCTGGGGCGATTAGGGGGAATAGCTCTTCATTAATAAAATCTTCAAAACCGGCTATAAGTGGTCTAATGCCTACGTCTCTGGCTGCTGTTAGCTTGAATTCCTGGTTCGAATTGTGTGTGACAATTCCTTCAGCAATAAATTGGTGTTTATTATCGAAGGTTTCTATATCAAACATATCAATTGTTTGGTTTAGATCCTTTACCTCGACTACCTCTTCAACGTTATAATCCTTAACCCACTGTGGAACAGAGATGTCATACTTGTCCGCCAAAGCAATCATACGCTGCCAAGTCAGACTTCTTCCTTTGTTTAAGAAAGAAACTAGAGCATCTCGATCCAGTTTGGACATTTTCGGAGAATAAGACTTTAACGAATCACCAAAAATCTGTTCCACAACCGCCTTTGGAGGTCTGGCGATTGACCATTTTTGGGACTTGCCCTTGAGCTGTTTAAACTCTTGAACAAACCCTATCTGTTTCCAAAACTCCTCACGATCTTTAATATATAGTTTGTAACTAAAATCCTTCTTACCGTCAAAGGACTCTCTTAAAACACCTTCCTGAGAAAGCGTTCTAATCCCCAACGATAACAATAACTGTCTTACTTGATCTCTAAGTCTATTATTTTGTATAGTTAATGCAACGTGACCAGTTTCGTTCAACTTGCCACCGTCAGCACTAAAAAGCCCCCTGAGAAACGCCTGGCGGTATTCAACAGGAAGAACATGTAGAATTGGGGGTATCGTCTTGCCTATTTCAGAACGAGAAGATGGGCTAAATCCTAAAGAAATAAGCCATCTATAAAAGTCTGTATCATATAAAACAGTCTTTATGTAAGATTCAGCTACGCTCTTTACCCCACTCTTTTGAGCAATAGCCTTCCTTTCCTCTTCGGTCCTAAATTCTTCACACTGATGAACAGTGTCAAACCCAAAATCCTTTAAAGTCTGAAAATGCTCATTCCATAGATCTCGTTCTTTCTCGCTATGATAAAATAGCTGCAATTGTGCCCCGACCCTCTTTCTTGGAGCAATAAAGCTGCCATCTCCCGTCATCCATCCCAATATCTCCATCATCTCTAAGGTAAGAGGTTTACCCTTATATGACGGTATATTGGCGACCGATTGAACAGGGTTCTTGTTTACTAATACAAGATCCCCAAGCTTTAATTCTTCCTGGTGTTTCCAAACCGGTATACCTTCTGGTCCAATTACTTTAAATCTATGATCTGGAGATGTGTCAATACTATAGTTGCCAGAAAACTTAGTCTGTACTAATTTCTTTTCACCTGACCTAAACGCCCTGGCGGCCACCCACTCCTCACCATCCCAAATCTTAATTCGTCTCTCTTCTGCCTTACCCACGACATCGGCAATAGCTTTAAGACCCTCTTTTGTTAAAATTCTGGTATATGGAGCAATACACTCAGATAGAGCCTGTGAGTTAGTACCTCTACTTAGATAGCCCCAACCAGGTAACTCATCAGGAGACATCATAAATGCTGTAAGAATTTCACGAGCATTTAAGTCAGTTAAATACTGGAACTCCATATCTCTAGAGCCAGATTGATCAATAGGCTGCCACTGTACTTCAGTTTCAGAGCCGAAACCTAGCACTGGCATACGGAATGCACGATCCGCCCCATTGATCGAGTTGTGGGTTACGATGCCACACGCAAGGAATGTGTGTTGATCGTCATCAACCGTGACATCGTACATCTGAACTTCTTTGCCTTCAATAAACTTTTCGGTTACCGGTTCGAAATTATAATCCAGTAACCATTGCGGAATAGAATATCCCGCTTCTTTCATTAGGTCTAGTAGATACTTACGACTACAGCTTCTTTCTCCATTGATTATATTAGACAGCTTATCTCTACGGGATTTAGATAAGATATTTTTATCTTTATTAAAGGAATGAACCTGTTTGGCCAGGTATCTTAAAGTTTCATTAGGTAGCTTGTCGGATCGACCATGGGTACTAGTTTCAAAATTGGTTTTTGGTTGCTTATGGGGCTGTAAAAACCCAATAAGGTCAAAAAACTTTTTACGATCTTTAATAGTTAAAGTGCATGGAACACTGTCCTGTCCAAAAGAAGAACGAGACATGGCTTCATATGGAGCCGTTCTAATACCCAAAGACAATAATAAGGATCTGGTTTGCTTCCTAAGTTTTTCACTAGTTATACATAAAATAGGATCCTTCTTTGATTTATTACAACCATCAGCAGAGAATAACCCCTTTAAAAAAGCACCCTTTAAATTAGTTGGCAATTTATATACAAATGCCGGAATTTCTTTCCCTCTGTCCTTTGAAGACTTAAAACCTAAAGAGACCAACCAGTCCACAAATCTAGCGTCATACGACTGTATTCCAATATGGCAACTACTTGCACTCTTAAACCCGTATTTCTCTTTAACGGCATCTACTTCATCAGGCGTTAAATCTCTTCTGTATTTAGAAGCATCTACTCCAAACTTGGCAAGAATTTCAAAATGTCTATCTAAAATCCAGGGCTCTTTATCGTAATGATAGAACAACCTAAAGGAATTAACGTTTCTTTCGTGATCGCCCTTTACCGCCATTGTACCGTCTCCCGTCATCCAACCAAGCACCTCCATCATTTCGGCGGTTACCGGCTTGTCATTATATTTAGGTATATACCCTACATCCTCAATTTCTTTATTATTTACACAAACATAGTCTCCTATAAGTAGATCTTTCTGCTCTTTCCAAACCAACCCCTCCTTACCAACCGTAAGAAACCTGTGATCTGGAGATGTAGGTATTTCTAAGCCGTTTGCTAGTTTAGTACGAACTAACTCTTTATCTCCAGTCTTATAAACAGAAGCAGGCTTCCAATCTCTACCAGTCCAGATAGTGATGTCTACCCTTTCTTCTCCACCTAAAACCTTATTTATGGTAGTTTCTCCAAATTCCTTAGTAATGATAAGAGTTTCGCCCGCCACACAAGCATTAAACTGCTGCTTTATATTATGTATAACACTCGGAGTAACATCGTCCGACTTAATAATAATCATACCACGACTAGCTCTACCATTTTGGAAATAGACCTTATTGTGAGTAGTAATGTTTAAGTGGGTAGTTATAGCCGTTATAACGGTATCAATGGGCGTAACCGGGAAACCGTCTAGTTCTACGTTGCCAGCAGGGTAGAAGTTACGACATTTCATTTCATCGTCAGTAAACGCCTGCTGAGGTCTACCATCTATTACCTGGATCCAGGTATAGTTATTATTGTGCCATTTCTCACGTTCTAGCTTTTCACCATTTACGGTTTGTAATAGCTGGAAAGCTTCATCGCGTAGAGCTTGTTTAGCATTATTGTCATCGGGTGCCGCAGGATAGATAGTTCCTGCGTCTGTATGGCAAAAATAGTGAAACTTCTTTTCGCCCGTAACTACGTCGTCTACATATACAATTTCAGACGCTATACGGCCAACCACCTGGCTGTCACGAGCAAGCAAATCTAGATACTCAGAAAAGGTCTTTTGATGGTGGTCTTTAACACCTTCAGTATGACCACAAGTATTAAGTAGAGCTACGGCATCATTAATCTCTTTAGCCAGAGCTATCCTCTGGTTTTCATCCATGGCCTCAGTTACGCCACTCTTTGGAGAGATTATAAAGCCGGTACTATAAATATTAGGTCGTGGACGACCAAAAGCCTTGACATGGTTCTGTCTAGCTCTTACAATGTTAGATACTAGAGAATCCTGAATAGCTATACGCTTTAGTACGATATCCGGCAGAAGCCTTAACTTTTGCTTATAGACACCAGCATAGACATTAGCCGCCGTAGGATCTGCTTCAAATGCTAAACGGTGGATCTCTTGCCCAGGGCCGTTTAGCATATTTAGCACAGACTTGGCTAAAGTAGGCTCTTCCTCTTTACCCTTAACTTTAATTAAAGTCTTGTAGTACGCATCCTCTTCAGGAGTCATACCATAAAAGAACTTTAACTCTGACTTTTCTTTCTTTTTTAGCATTTTATTCTGCCGCTATAATACGAATTCTAGCCTGTTGAGTTGACTTATTAACTACCTCTAAACAGTATATAATGGAGCTGGCCATAAAGTGGCCAATTTTGCCTTCGTCTCCAGCCTGAAAAGGTGTTACTGCGGGAGTTGTCTCTCCATTTATAACAAACTGTACTTCCTGATTGGTTTCTATATAAACCCAACGCTTTGCACTGTCGTATATAACCAAACCATTCAATCCAGGAATAACCGTTTCGTTAGGAAGTGGAGCGGTAGACTCAAACTCAATAAACTTTGACGTAACAGTCAAAATCTCATAACTATGCAATAATGCTGGAGAAAATTCAGCCAAAAGGCTAATAACATCGTCTACCTGTACACCATCCGAGCTATAAGCATAAAATTGGTTGTTATTGGTAATAGCTACAGTTTCAGAATACCCAGAGAAAACCTCACCGGTCTCTCTAACTAGAGTTAGAGTAGTGCCAGATGCCGCTAACACAACCCAATGCCCTTCATTTAGAGAATTAAATAAAGCAGTATCTCCAGTAGTAGTGCCTGGAATAAAAAGATCGTCACCTACCTCGACATTGCCAAAGATGCTACCCCCAGAGTGGGTAACCGTGACAGTCTGGTTAGCATTAACTAATACGGTTAAATTTCCCCCATTTACGTTTACCGTTCTGGCCGTTCTAAATACAGGATCTGTACCACCTGACCAGGTTAACCTATATCTGGTGCTACTAAGGGGACTCAAAGCAACACTAAACTGGGTAGTGTTATCTAGCTCAAGTGTTCTGGTACCATCAAATAAGACCTTAGTGGCTAACGCTGGCACCCAATAAACGTTATTTGATGGAGCTTCTACAGGAAGCCCCTGTAGGGTGTCTCGGTTCCAGTTAACCGCTTGTAATTTCGGCGCATTTGTGGCGTTTGGGTCATCAAAGGCCACAATCTTGGTAAACACATTAAGGGTAGGCATCTTTCTCTAAAGATTGCCTAGGAGAAGTCGAAGACTATATTCCCCCGCTTTATAATTCTTTCTTCTTTTTCCTGTGGTTCGGCCTGATTAGAGTCAGAATAGTAATCAAACACTAATTTTTTGCCTTCTAAAGAGGATATTTCCATCTTACGAGACTTTGGAGGGCCATAATAAGGGTCCTTGCCAGTTAATTCGGCCAATTTTTGAGCCATCCAGGTCTCAGTATGATATATAACACCCGTAGGATCGGCTATGGCTGTTGGTTGAGATCTTTCATAATTAGAGGTATCCTCTACAGGCTTTCCTTTATATGGAAAGACATTCATAATACAGTATCTTAGGGCGTCGGGCAAATCCTTGCCGTCATCCGAAATAAGATCTGTAGGTTTATTGCCAGCATCTAACTTCCAGTGGTGCTCTCTAACGTATTTAATTAAAAGATCCATTCCCGGATCTTCTCCTACCTCCCTAACAAAAAATAGCTCTGGCTCTCTACTAAAGGTAGGAGTAAGTTTCATCTGTACACAGCTAATACCTCCAACTACAGTACCTCTGCTCTTTTTCCATTTAACCATACGGAATCTATTAGTTTTAAATACAGAGATTAGCTGGGCATTTTCAGGGTCAGGGTATATACCAGGATTATCTGGTAAAAATTGCCGCATAACCTCTAATTGCTGGTCTGGCTCCAATTCAGGAATGCCCAGGGCGTTAGTAACAAAGAATATACTACGATCCTTAAAACCATGAACATAGGCGAACAAGTGAGAATAACCAAAGTCCATACCACCATAAAACGGAAGCTCTCTTTGATGTGCTAAAGCGTTAAGTTCTTTTTTTGTCAGCCTATTACCTTGTAAGGGGGGCTCTCCAACTATTTTATAATATGCCTGAGCCGGTGTAATTACGTGTTTTTCTTCATTAAATCTAGGATATACTAGCCCTGTAGAAGATGGCTTCCAGCACATAATCTGAGCCTTAGCCATTTCTAGTGAATTGTCTCTTAATTGGTTTTGTACCTTTGGAATTTCCTTTAAGAATTTAGAACTTCCTGTTTGTTTAGTCGCTAGCCTTCCACGACATGCAGCAAACATCTTGCATCTATTGATACATCCATAATATCCTTCGTCCTTTTCATACTTTTGTTGTTCTTTAGGGGGTAAAGAACTATAAGTTTCTTCAGAAATAGCAGATAAGAGGTCATCCGACCTATATATAACCACCCTAGGTTTTTCTGGCTGATGACGTTTAGCAGGGCAAGCCTCCGTAACGTCGATCATGTTCCAATGTTTTATAACTAGATTTGTATTTTTAGCATTATTTATTTCATCTTGAACAAGACCGAACGCCGTCTTTCTGGTGGAAGTAAGTACTGTTAATGGAAGTCTTTTGGTTCCATCCTTAGCATATGAACTTGAAGGGATATTAACAGCTTCTGCATAAGCCGCCCTCTTACTTTCCTCAACCATAACGTCGATTTCGTCAAGAACCAACATTCCGTGTTTTGAGTTACAGGATGCGACTGTCGCGACTAAAACCTCTACGTTATTTGATACAACCTCATATTGATCTTGTTCGGATGGAGGAAGAGATTTCCATTCCAATTCAGATAAATTAGGAAGGTTACTGTCTTTAGGTGTGTAAAATGTTACCTCTGTAAAGGTTTTTGCGTCTCCGCGCACAAACGGTCTTAAAATAGGCTTACTTAGAAATTTTTTAATATACCTTTGTGCTGTTATTGACTGTGACTCGATAGCACTTAAATGGTAAATATTATTCCTGGCATGAAGCAAAAGCATAACCTCTAACACCGACTCAGCTAACGTCTTTCCTCCTTCTCGACACGAGTAAAAAAGCATACGAGAAATGTTCTCATCTTCACACCCATGTATCTGATGTGTATAACAACTCCAAACCATATCTAATGGACTACTGTTAGAGTCCTCGTCTATAATTGCTACAGGAAAGTCTAAATCTAAGAAGAATTCTATCCAATCGTGTAGCTCTTGTATGGTATTACAATCCTTAAATAGGAACTTCCTAATATTTAAAGCTTCTAGGGTAAAATTAACTGGCATAATATGCTACCTTCTAGGAGAACATGGTTGAATAGTGTTTCTATTCTCCCACTCTTTAATATACCTTATAGCGCTGTTAAGAATTTTTATATCTTCTTGAAAAAGACCAATGCCTGCATTGCAAAAACTACAAAGAAAACCCCTAAACATTCCTGTTGTATGATTATGATCTATATTAGGTCTGTCTTTGTAACTGGCACCGAACACCATAGTCTTCCCACATATTTTACATTTGTCACCGAGTTTTTCTAATAAAGCCTTACGGACATCTTTCTTTCTTAGTCCTATACTTGTGCTATAAAATCTGTTATCAAAATAAGACTCTTTCGTTCTGCCAAGTTGATCTACGACTTCAGTATTGGCTTTTTGTAAATATTCTATACTGGATTGTATAACATTCACGTCCTCCATAAAAGAGCCAATCCCTCTATTGCAATTACCGCACAAAAGCCCCCGCAGTGTATTGGTTGTATGGTTATGGTCTATATGTAAATTTGTTCCTTCTGTATCAGAATTTTTCCCACAAATGGCGCATTTCCCGCCCTGCTCCTCCATCTTTTTATTAAAAATATCTACAGTTATACCAAAATCCCACTTAAGAGATTTATTTTTAGTCCTGTCTTTATCCTTTAGTCTCCACCTTCTTTGTTGGGCAGCTATTATTTCTTTGTTATTTTTTCTATATTCTCTAGCTTTCCTTCTGTGTTCTTCTCTATTTTCATCACGTTTGTTTTTTTGATAATTAGGATTTTTTTCTCTCCATTTTCGAGTGCGCAACAGAGATGCCTCGGCGCATTCATGGCAAGTCTTATTTCTTTTTGTTGGGACATGCTTGCTAAAAGAGAACTCTGTTTGTTCGTCTTTATGTTTCTTACAAACACGACATTGTTTTAAGGAATTTTGACTGTCCATTATTCCTTATCCCCTCTCTTTAATGCTGCTAACTGGCTAATACTAGTGGCTACTGCTACGGGGCTAGGTTCGTCCTTCTTAGGCTCTGGAGCTGGTAGAGCCTTGTCCTCATGTACTACATTTCCCGACACCTGGACCTTCTTTACCTGGTCCTGGCCGGTAAGGCGCATAAGAACCTCTACGGCATTCTTATAGCCCTGTAGAGACTTTATCTCAATCGTATCTTCAAGGTATTTAGGATCTTGGGTCTGAAGGAACTTTGATAGTTTATTGCCCTGAGTCTTATGAGCTACGGCCAATACCTTAGAAATAAAAACAGCGCCCTCAGACACTGTCTGTAAGGCGCTTTCATTAGCTCTCTCGTATAGCTTTTCTAGGTATTGTTTCTTGCGGTTGTACCAATCGCCCTCTATAGCTCCGTGGATAATAGCGCCATATTCCAGCTCTGGGTTAATCTCAGCGATTTCAGCTAGATTACCGCAATCTAGATACAGGTTATATAGCTTGATAGCAGCAGTTGTAGCAAGAGGTCTGGTTTCATAGCCTCCTGTATTGAGTTTTGCTCTAAACTGCTCTAATACAGCCTTTTCGGTAGGGGTAAGCCAGAACGTTGGGTCAATTTTTACCTCTACGTCGTTTTGGCTTTTTTGTACTACGAGACTTTGGTTTTGGTCGGACATCACAATCTTCAAACTTAAAGATTGTCTCGGAATTATACAAAATTTGTATCTTCCAGGTGTCCCCTAGCATTAGTTTAACCCACTCTAGCACAGCTAGAATACGCTTATCGTAATCCTTATCCTTCTTTAGCTTCTTCTCTGTAAAGAAGGTATAGGTTATTTGATTGTGTTCAGTATCTACCTCAGCTTTTATAACATCCTTCTCAGGATCAAACCTGGGGTCAATAAACCAGGGCCAAGCCCTAAGATTTTGTACGTGGACCTCATGTAGCGCCCCAAAGCGCTGGTAAAGGTCCTTTAGCAGCATTAACTGCTGCATTACTGTTGGATTGTTAGCCATTAAGTCTACCTCCTGCTTCTCTTAGTAAGAGATTGTTGTCAGTGCCCTTAGGGGCCTTGAAGTTATTAGAGTACTTGTTAAAAGACTCTATAATGCCGTCAGATTCGGTCAATCTAGCAGTTTTCTTGTTTGTTGGGAAAGGACGGCAGCGAGCGTTTAGTTTTGATTTGTAATATAACGTTTGCTCAGTTATAAAAGTTTGACTGCCATAAATGTCTACCCTATAGTCTATATTTTCTGTCTCCACAGGAAGGCTAAGGGGGGTCACAAACTCTTCCACTCTAAGCTTAACGATCCTGCGGCATGTAGGATATGTGGGGATCTTTGCCTTTATATCTATACCTTTAGCCAGATCTACTACGTAGATGTATTTATGTTCATTTGCATCACTTAAGGTGCGCCATCTAGGGCTACCCGGATACCACACGTTGCCAAAGGCGTGTTGGTTATGAATATGGCCGCTAATGATGTATTTAAAGGGCACGGATGCTGGATTTACAGCATCCTTGGCGTAGAAACCTTCACTAAACGTAGCCCCGTTAAAGGTCTGGTGGCAAATAAGGACTTCGTTGTCGGGACAACGCTCTTTAAGTCGTATAGCGTCCTTAAGGAATTCTTCTGGATCGGGGTAATATGGCATAGTACTTACATTCGGGCACATGTAAGTAGGCTCATCGACTATCTGAGGCCATTGTTCCTCATATGTATTAACAAGAGGGTCTATATGAGTAATTAGCGTATGAGGTTTCATTATAGTTGGGCTGTAAAAATCATGATTACCAACCAACATACTAATTTGTTTTAAATGCTTAGGCTTATCACACCGGTACCTAGCTAAAAACCCCTGCCAAAAGTCAATAACGGCGGTATTAGCAATGGCGTGGTGGTGGTATTGATCCCCCAACAGAATCAATAATTCCACTTCATGCTCAACAACCGACCTATAAATAAGGTCAGCAAGAGCCTTACATTCCTTAAGCTCTTGTGGAGTTGCGTGATAATCACCTACAATTAAAGCTTTCATCTCTGTCTATAGTCCTCACAAACACCGCATTCTGGAACTAAAACATCATAATTAAGTGGTTGATCTCCAGCACTTTCATAGTAATTACAAAAATACTCTGAAGCTGTATCTCCTCCTTCTGAAGTTGTACCTATATAATCAACCACATACTTACAATTCCAGCAACCGTCCTGGAGCCTAAATGATGCGTGGTGAACCCCCATCTAATTAGCCTTAACCATCCTAACCATATCAAATGGCACTAAAATAAAGTCTACAGGTTGCTGAACCTTATTGCCATCTACCTCTACCTCTTTGGTTACCTCAGGACAGGTACAAACGGTCATAATTGCTCTATTGGCCCTAATGTCTGCCGGCAAGTATACCACAGACCCCTCTGGGATCTCTCCTTCATATCCATCTTTTACGACATGAGCATGCACTAACACAGTAACAGGCTCTAAAGCATTAGATGTCTTGTTTAAGAGCAGCTTCTTACCCTTACCAGCAGCTACTGGCTCATTATAAGCCTTCTCAAGGGGTGTACATACTAGATAATTATTTAATGATGTTAACATGTTATTTCCTAAAACCTCCAAATAAAACCATAAAGAACAGAAACCAAAGGATCAGATCAATCACCCCAATCCTCTTCACATAAAATTAGCAAAATTACTATAAACCAAAGTCCGATAACTAGCATCATTGCATTACACTGCGCTTGACAGCCTCTAAATAATCAGCTACAGTCATATTACGTGACTTAGCTAATGCTTCTACAACAGTATTTAGCACACCTACTTCCATCTGAATAGTGCTTCCATACTTGTCAGCAATAGTAAATCTATCCTGAACAGATGGTGTCGGCCCAATACTCTGAATAGTAACGTTATCAAATCCATTCGTGGGCAAATACGTCGATATCAAAGTCTTCATCTAGCAAATCTCCATAAGGATAGCATCTATAATAGTTTAACCAGTCCCAATCATGCTTCATGTGAGAATTATACACTAATCGACACTCAAGTCAAGCCCTTTCAACCGAAGGAGCTTCTTTTGGAACACACTAAGGCAAGAATAAGCAGATTCCATACAGGTTAGACCGTCTTTTAGCTCTACTCTTATATCAGGCCTAGTATCCTCAGGAGCGGCCATCTTAACCACATTATCCTCGCACCCTCTCTCATCTTCACCTACATGTGGTCTAGTGTCGGCACTTACCATACCTACAGCTAATAGTAAATCCATTACATCGTCTAGGGTTGCCCAACGCTCTTTAGGGGTGTTTTCGTTCACCATAGCTAACAAAGCCTCTTCACTAAAGTCTTCTTTTGAATTCTTTGCAAAGAACTTGTTTGCTCTATATAACCTCTTACGGTCCTCTGGGTAAAAATGAAGGAAAGTGTCACTAGTATTACCGATCAAGTCTCCATGTAGCCTTCCTAGAGCTACAGAGCGCCATACTCGGTCATAGGCCCCACAATATTTATCAATAGCTGATAGAAGCCCTCCTACACCAATTTGAATCATCTCCATAAAGGCTAGATGTGACCTATTATTACGGCTAAAGAAGATCCTGGCCCTAGAAATAACCAAGGGTAGATTCATTAGAACCAGAGCTGTTCTAATGTCTTCGATTTTTCTTACAATTTTAGTAAATCTGGCACCAAAATTGCATCGTTCACATACTAGCTTGACAAAAAGGTAGTTAATGCTATATTCAAAGACCTTCTTATAATCCTGATTCCTAATATGATCGATTAGGCCATCTACGAAGACCTCAGAACGCTCCCTAAAGAACGGCCTGACGGCCAGCAAATTGCGCTTCTCTTTAGTTATATAGTCATAGAAGCACTGAAATGCCTGTTCTTCCTTCTTGTGCTTCTTTAAAAGTGCCTTAAAGGCTACTTCCAGCTCATATAGGCCGTTTACCAGCTCAGCCTGCTTCTTGATGAAGTCGGTTTTGTTTAATTGTATAAATTCCTGAGTAGTATCGCGCACTTGCTCAGCAAAAAACTGAAAATGTAGCTGATCATTACCCTCTAATATCATTTGGTGTTTCCTCATTCTTAAATCTATGTAGTATAGCCGTTATATAGTTCACGCACTGCTGGCTGGAGTACTCGTTAGCTAATTTAGTGTACTGTTCTAATACCAGAGCTATATCTCGCTTCTTATAAACCTCGTATAGAGCCATCTTAACTATAATAAAGTCTATATATGCCAGTTTAACTCTAGGGGTGTTGGATAGGTTATCAATCCAAAAACTTAAAATCTTATCTTTTTCTCTATATACTTCTAAAACCAGCTCTATAGCCAGGTTCTCATTAAACGGCAAATCATATATCTCAGGATAGTTGTTTATACACCAAGCCATAAATGTGGTAGGATCCTCAATATGCTTATTAGGCATCATATGGAGGATCTTCATTGCCACAACCCTGGCTTGGTAGCGTTTAGACATCGTTAAAACACACTTCTGATATGCTTAGTAGCTCTTCTCTGATCCTATTGGCGATTTCTCGCATCTGGGGGTGTGCTTTAGGGCTAGTCCTAAGCTTTAGGAAATGGCGCCATTCCCTAAAATTTGCTGTAATGCCTATTTCTGCCTTGAGACAGGTAGGGAGTATAGAACGTGCTATCTCTGGCTTCTCACCATTAGCCAATAGCTTAAAATACTTCTTTTCAGCAAACTCTACTGCTTCTATAAAATCCTGATTAGAAACATCCGGGAAAGCTAAAGGAGGTTGTATGACCGTGATTTCATTGCCAAATTGCTCTTTAAAATAGTTGCAATAGCGCGTAGATTCTTGACTAAAAGAAGCGATACGATGCCTTACCGCCTCATGGGTAACCCCTCGATCACAAACAACACTAAAAGATGCTGAAGCGTGCTCTAGTACAGACTCATGACCATTTGTTTTAATCATATTGACAAACTTAATTGCCGACTGTTTGTCTGTCTTAAGACCGTGACAATCACAGCATTCAATGGTCCATACCATATGCGGATTGTCTTGGAAAGGGCTATCAATAATACCAGATCCATTACATTTTGGACAAATAGGGATTTTGTGTGTGCTCTGATAGCAAACCCTACCCATTCTTTCGATAAGTTGTTCTGGATTAGGTGTATATGTAACTAATGTAACTGTCGGATTAATTATCTTCATCTTCTTCCTCCTGTAGTGCTTTCTTTGTCTCTCCGTACATATCTAAAACGCCAGCATCATATCCAGCATTTATTAGCTTAATTATAACCCTGACAAACTCATCTTGAGGCATTCCTTTAAATACAATCTCGTCATATATCAGTTTGATTGTTTTTTTTCTGTAACTAGCATTATTTCGCAACCATAATCTGACATTTACCATAAACGGAGTTATATATTTTTCTCCTTTTTGCAGCATGTCTGTGCATTAAATCAATATTAACAACATCATAATCTATATAAATAGAATCCTTCTTACCATCAAATAGTCGAGTTAATCTACCAATCCCCTGCCTTATTTCAACCTCACTTGTTAATCCAACAAGATTGATTAGTAAATCCGGAGACTTACAATCTACGCCCATTCCAATGACCGAAGTCCCAACCAAAACCTGAAACTCCCCGCCGTCAAACCTCTTTATAAGATCTTGTGTCTCGTTTTTCCATTCTGATTGAGGAACCGATTCTTTGTTTTCTCTAGTAAGTGGACCATGAGCAAACTTTGATACGACACTGAGCCCCCCGTCTAATAAAAGCTTATATTGATCAACGGTATCAACTAAAACCAAAGCTCTTCTACCCTTCTTTAGAACACAATGATTTAGAAGGGCCGCTGCGTGCTTATATATTTTTTTATTATTATGTAGATGAACCCTATTGACCTCTATAGGGTCTTTAGAGTTTGTTTTGTTTGTACTAACAATTTGATATTGAAAAAACTTCAATGGAGTTAAAAACCCTTGTTTGATACCATCCTCTACCGTCATTTCATATAACACATCACCAATAGCGCCCTCTAGCAATAACCCTAACCCATCAGATCTAAGCATAGTAGCTGAAAAGAAATAACGATACGGTATAAAATCAAATAAATCTAAACACACCTTTTTGAAGCTTTTAGCGGGCAAGGTATGTCCTTCGTCTACTATAATAATCTTTTTGTCTTGAAAAATAGATACATCTTCGACTTTAGTTAAAGAAGCCGCTACAGCTATGACTATTTTCTTCTCTGGCTGTTTTTTACCATCATAAAACTGTCCAACATTGCCCTTTCCGAACCAATATTGCATATCCTGTAGCATTTGCTCGGCAATACTTAAAGTTGGAACCATAATGACAGCAGGTAGTCCTAGACGATTAAGTATCTGGGCCATTATAAAAGTCTTCCCCAATCCAGTGCCAATCTCTACCGCTCCATGTACGCGACTTTTGTCTTCAGGGGCCAATAGCTCCATGGCCTTTATTTGATAATATCTTGGTTGAAACTTTGGTTCATGGTCCCAATTCAAATAAGACCACTCTGGCACAGTATACTCGCGCTTTATAATGGCATCCTTGCCAAATAAGCGCGTTACAAATCCTGAATACGTCCAATAGCCCTTATCATCCTGAAACAATAAAGAAACAAACCTTTTTGCTTGTAATTCTCCTACTTTAGCTATAAGCTCATCCCTAGAATTTTTCATAACAAACCAAGGCCTGTTAGGACAGTTTTCTTGACCAAGCAGTCTTAAATACTCATTATCCTGAGCAAGCATTTTATTATACTTTAGCCACTCATAGGTAACTTTCTTGTCCTCATAGACAAGCTCCTCCCGAGCCTTATTAACTAGCTCGGGAGGTATTCGTAACTTAACAGGAGATTCTAGTACAGCTATCAAACCTTCTCCATCAATTTAGCGTCACATAGCTTACTATAAACCAATTCAGTCATCTTCTCAGGATCTAGCTGCTGAATTTGCAGCTTAGCTAGCTCTAAGTCCTTGATGTCTCCTGGGTTTTTGAGAAAATCAGCATCTAGCTTTAGTAGCATATACTTGATGCTATCTCGAATACTCATTCCACGAGTAAAGCAGCATTTTAGCCCCATATGGCTAAAGAACGGGCCGGAATCAGTCTTACCCCAAAGATTTAAAACGTCTACACCGTTTTCTTTAAGACATTGAACAATGAAGTTTCCTGTTAGGTCTAGTTTGGCTTGTGCTAGCTGGAATTTATCAAATAGGCCGTTGTCTTCGTACTTCGTCCACTCGCTACAAAAACTAGCAAAAGACTTAGTATAATAAACAATCTCTTCCTTGGAGTAGTCGAAATTATCATTCCTAAAGAGCTGCCTACGGGCATCGCCATAGGCCATACAGGCGGCCATAAACTCTAACCGCTCACTTAGCTGTATCTTACGCCAATAAACAACCCAACCAGAATCTATAGTTTTGTCTGCCGTCTTATTATTAAAATCAGGATAGCGGCTGTAGGCAGCTTCGAAGTGGTCACGGTCGACTTTATTATTAGCCTTGTTTTTAGAAACCTCCATCCAGTGGCCTAAAAGCTCTCTGTCGCTCAAAAAGTTCTTCATGGTCTTGGCATAGATGCTAGGCCCTTCGTTAAAACTCTCAGCGTAAGCCACACAGGCACTTTGAACCTCCTCTAGGGGTAACGCCCTAACCTGAGAAGAAAACGCCTCTAAAGCGCGCTGACGCTTTTCTACGTAATCTGGATTCTTAGGCCAAATATCCCAAATATAATTAAAAGACTTTTCAATTTTCTTATTAGCGTCTTCGGCCTTGTTTACTTTTACTGGTTTATTAGTAATTACTGGAGCTGGAGTTACTGATTTATTATTCTTATTTAGAACACCCATAGCGAACATAGCTAATGCTGGAAGCTTTTTAACAGGAGTGTCTTCAATTTTAATCTCAACTGCATTTAAAAGCTCTTGAAACTGAGATTCGTCTTTGATATTTTGTAATAAAAGCTTTATCTCAATCTCCTTAGCAGTATTCTTGCGGTCTTTAGGCCACATATCAACTAAGTTAGCTACTTTTTGCTCTAAACTGTCCATTTTGTCCATATTTTACTCTACTTAACCCAAATTGTCAAGAGATTCTTTTAATTTTGTAAAATCATATCTTTTATTAATTTTCTCAACTCCATACGCCTTAAGCTTTCCAAGGGTGCGGTATACATGCCTTTCACTAATTCCTAAAAACTCAGCTAAAGATCTAGCGGTAGTTATTAAACAATTAGCGCCATCTAGCATACTAAGACAAACTATAACAAACAAAACTTCACTTATAGTAAACCCGTAGTTTTTCAGGGTGAAGATTTGTAAAATACTAAGTTCTATCTTTTTTGAGTTTAAATATTCCTCGTTCATGGGTAGGAAGTATCTCAAACCTGAGGAAGAAAGTCAAGAGGAACATGCCAAGTAAGCAGATTGAGGCTCTTGAGGGTGTAAGTAATTGAAATTATTGAAGACCTACATGTGTGACATGCCAAGTAAGCAGATCTATAGGATCTTAGTATCTTATTCTAAGATACCTACTCTATCCTCTGCCTTATCTTCCTATTACAGTATTGTAACGTATTATTCCCTAATGATTTCAGATAGTTATACAACATGCCGATAAGGCAGATTAAAAACACTAATGATTTCAATAGGTTAGAATGTTTCATTTGTAACTAGTTACAATCCGTTTACATGTAAACATACTATAACTGTAATAAAAGTATTATTTTAGAGAAAACTATTGACACAGAGTACCCAAAAGAGTACTATATGCCCCTATAGGAGAAATAATGGAAGTCAAGAAAGCTCATAGTGCAGCTAAGTTAGTTTTACCACGAGGCGAGAATCTCTCCAAGACAATTCTTGAGACTACTAGACTTATTTCAAAAGTAGTCGGAGACACCCTTGGACCTGGAGGACACCCGGTTTTAATAGAACGCCCTGAAGTCGATTTAGCACCTATCGTAACCAAAGACGGAGTTACGGTTTTTAAGGCTTTAGGCTTTGAAAATAGTATTCAGCAGAATATCCTGGAAAGCTGCCGTGACGCTTCAGTCAAAACTGCTATGGAAGCAGGAGACGGGACCACAACAGCTACTATTTTGATGGAAGCCTTTACCCGCCTAACCCATGAATATTGTGAAAGAAACCCCTCGATTCCCCCTATCAAGGTAATTAAGAGAATTCACGATATCTACAATAATAAATTACTAAAAATCATAGAAGATAATAAGATTACATGTAAGTATGACAAGAAGGGTAAGAAGCTATTAAGATCAGTAGCTAGACTTAGCGCTAATGGCGACGAAGAGCTGGCAGATGCGGTTATGGAGGCTTTTGATATTTGTGGTGATGAAGGCAATGTGACTATTATTGACAACTCTGGTCCTAGTGGCTACGAGGTAGAGCAAATAGTAGGGTATCCTATCGCTATGGGGTATGAGGAGTCTTGTGCTAAATATTATCCACTGTTCCTAAATGACCCCGTAGGTCAAAAAATCGTGGCTGATAAGCCTATGTTTTTGTTATACTTTGGTCGGATTACGGACATCCAGACTTTAGTACCCCTCATGGAAACTCTAACCGACCTATTCCATGCTAAAGGGCTAGTTTCTCACAATTTAGTTATAGTAGCCCTAGGGTTTAGCGAAGCCGTATTACAGACGCTAGGTCTTTGGACATCTCACCCTACCCAGCTTAATGTGTATCCTCTGGTAATTCCAAGTAGCCCTATTATTAACGGCCAAAGAAGTATTCTGGATGATATTGCTGCTGTAACTGGTGCTACTGTATTTGACCAACTATCAAAACCCCTGGAAACCTTCAAATTAGATCCTAATACCGGTGAAAGCGATTTAGGTAATATAGAGCCAAATGAAGATATGGTTTGGGGCCCTAGTACCGAAGAGGGGATGGGGGTTACGACTTTTGAATGTGGTCGTTATAGAAGTACTATAGTTGGTTTCTGTGACCCAGAAGTAGTATTAGCCCGCCAGGAGGAAGTTAAAGCTCAGGCTGAAGCTTCTGAGAGTGTACTAGAAGCTAACATGATCAAAGAAAGAGCCGCTAAACTTACCGGCAGTATTGCTAAACTGAAGGTCATTGGTAGCTCTAATGGTGAGCTAAAGGAACGTCGTGATAGAGCCGAAGACGCGGTTTGTGCTGTGAGAGGCGCTATTAAAGACGGTGCTTTAATTGGTGGTGGATGGTGTCTAGCTAAGATGATTGATAGCTTGGACTCCGACGATCCTATCGAGGATGAAATCGTAAAGCCTGCCCTATGGGAGCCTATTATGACACTATATAATAATGCTGGGTTGCCCTGTACCGAAGAAGACGGAATTGCTTTCTTGACAGAAAGCTACAAATCGGTTAAGACCAAGAAACTAGCTGATGTCGTCGTTAGAGACGTTAGTACTGGCGAAATGGTCAACGCCCTAGACTGTGGCATCCTGGACTCCCTACCGGCAGTTAAGGAAGCTTTAAAGAATGCTATCTCAATTGCCTCACTGTTAGGTACTCTAGGTGGCTGTATTGTCCAGGCTAGAGACAGAGAGATTGACACAATCGAAACAAAGTCGTATGGTGAGTTTATGAAATCTATGCACGATAACTTTAACCCTGCTGACGAAAGGGCTATGTAATGGATGAATATAAAACAAAGGTCGAAACCTGGTTAGATGAATATAGTAAAATAGCTCTAGAAGTAAGCGATTTTGATTGTGAAATTACTGTAACTGGTCTAGATAATCTAGGTAAGCACTATAGTAATTCTACACATATGTCTAAAAAGGAGGCTTTAGATATATTTAATGGTTTTATTGGATTATTAAGGTAATGCCCCTTTTCTATACAAAATGCCCTAAATGCGGGGCAGAGAAGAAGATCTTGACAGCTAAAGGTGGCTGGGATAGTATATCTTTACCTCAACTGTCTTGTGAATGTGGCACTATTATGGAACGAGATGCTAAGGGCGCCGAAGGCTTTGTTAAAGAGAAGCTGGATAACGGCGCCATGCCTCGGGCAGTAGAGCGCTATGCTAACATAGAAGAACTAAAACAGGAAAGACTTAAGAAAGCAGACGAAAACGCTGGTAAGAAGAACAGATCGTAATGAATTATCAAAAGATACAAGAGCTATCGTTTAGCAACTTTGGGCCGTTTGTAGGAAGTCATACTATTAAGCTTCCCGATAGTGGCCTAGTGTTGCTAAAGGGTAATATTTCGGAAACAGGTGGAGGTTCAGGGGCCGGTAAGACCTATTTTCTCAATACTATTCCATATGTACTAAGTAAGTGCCCTTTCCCAGCTACAGAACTACAGAGTTGGTATACCGAGGAGGCACCTGAGGCTATTATTAAGCTAAACACCTCAGAAGGTTTGTTTAAGATCGCTAGAAAGAAAGGACTTAGTGTTGAAGGTGGCAGCCTTACTAAAGTTTTAAAGGGCAAGGCTGCCGAGCCAGAGCTGGACCGTATCTTTGGTAATTTAGATTCAGAGATTAGGGGTAAAATCACCTATAGAGGCCAGAGAAAGCCGGGTTTGTTCTTGGGGATGGACGATTCTGAGAAAAAGTCTTTCCTAACCCGAGTTTTAGAACTAGACAAGTTCGAAAAGGTTAGTAAATCCGCAGAGTTAGCTATTAAGGGGCTAGAAGAGGACTATAATAAAGCTGTAGCGGCTCTAGAGCTAACCCAGGGGCTATATGATGCCGCTAAAGAAGTTCTAGACGGAACTAAGTTTGATGGTAGTTTAAGTGAGTTATATAGCGCCCAGATCAATATGCTGGAGATGGACATCCAGAAGCTAAAAGAGGAAATCGATAAAGAAAACAACCTCTTTAAGACTCAAAATGAGAACTATAAGAAGATCGTCGATATGGTCTCTCAAACTACTAGAGAGAGGGTGTTAGAGATCACTAACTCTAAGCTACCTCCAGAGATTGACGTTCTAAAAACCGAGCTAGAGAAGCAAAAGACTCGGTTGGATAAGTGTAAGCAGTATGATCAGGAGCAAAAGCTAAAGTTTGTCAATCAAAAGAACGAACTAGTCAATCAGCTAACAAACACCCTAAACAACCTCTCTAAAGAGATTATAGAAGTAAACAACCAGGCAGATAGAGCTTGCGGTAAGCTACAGATGGCCTTTATGGCTGATGACGCTCAAACTCTAGATTTATCCGGTAAAAAGGCTTCTTTGCTTGAGCAAATAAAGGACGCCGAAGAGTTTAAAAAAGAGCTAGAAACGCTAAAAGAAAAAGAAGCGAAACTACTACAGAATATTTGTCCTACATGTAGTCAACAGTGGGATAAGGCTAAATTAGAATTAGAAGCAAATAGGATCAGGCAGGCTCAGATTGTGGCAGGTGTAGAATGTTTGACGTCTTTAAAAGAACAACTAGGTAAAATAGAGGGAAATATAACAGAATATGCTAAAGAGCGTAAAGTTAAACTAGACGCTGATATAAAAGCCATTCGTTCAAGTCAGCAGGTTAAGATAGATGAAATAAATGACGAGAAGGCTTTTATTGAAGCTTCTAAGGCCGAGGAGATTAAGGCCCTTGTAGAGCCTGAGGAACATCCTGCCGGGGCTCAGGTAAAGGCTAAGATCAACGAGCTGAATAAACAAATCGCTCAAATTACAGAGGATTTTACCAAAAACAAGCAAAAGCTGGTTCAAGAGCTACTAGATGCTGAAAAAGAGTCTCTAGCCGGCCATAAGGAGGTCATTGAAAAGATTCATTCTACTTGTAAAGCCAATATAGAGGCCCTTACTCTTCAAAAAGAAAACAAAAGTATAGAAATTAGCAATTTAAAGAACAAAATCAATGAGTTACAGCTACAGCAAGCTGTTTTGGCTGAACGCACTAGAGCTTTTATTAAAATCCAGGAAGATTTAGAACTTGCAAGAGCTAAAAAGAGTGATGTAGAGTTCAAGCTAAACCTGGAAAGCGACATTGTAGCTTTGGTGGGCTACAAAGGCTTTCTTGGGGCTATTTTTAGTGATATTTTGGATGAAATCGCTACCCAAACTAATGATATTTTAGGCCATGTAGCTAATGTAAGACACCTTACACTAGGTTTTGATACGGAAAAAGAGGCAGCTAGCACTGGTAACGTGACTTCTAGGATTACTCCTGTTATTTATAGCAGAGGGCGCCAGGTAGGTTTTAATGCTGGTATCTCGGGAGGAATGCAAGCTGCCGTAGAATTAGCTGTTGACTTAGCCGTAAGCAACGTGGTATCTAGTAGACGTGGTTCATATCCAAACTTTATGATACTAGACGAAAGCTTACACGGTTTAAGTGGCGTAGAGAAGGAAAACTGTATAGAAATGTTACAGAACTTTGTGGGTGAGCGCCTAGTTTTAATAGTAGATCATAGTTCAGAATTTTGTAACCTATTCACTCAAGTCATTGAAATTGCTCAAGAAGACGGCATATCAAGAATTGTAACCTAGGAGGACACATGCGAGATCGAGTAAAGTTTGTTTCTTATAATGGCCACTACCCAAATCTTTGTAGTGGGAATTTGGTATTAGAGATTGACGGAGAGAATGTAAGATTTCTGAACATTGTTTATCCTCTGGAGGTAGCGTATCATTTACGCCAGATTGGGATGAGGTAGTATCCCATGGCGAATGGACTATTGTTGACTGGCCCAATGAAGTGCCAGACAGCCTATACCGAGAATGTATCGATGTTGTTAACGAAAATGTATCCCAGGGCTGTTGTGGAGGCTGTGTATAATGGATCCTAAAATTCAAGAATACATTGATGCCAAGTTTAAAGAGCTAACTGACGCTATCAACTTTAAGTTTGGAAATATTGATCTAAAGTTAAATAGTATTGATTTTAATTCCACTCAAACACTTAAAAATTCGATTGAGGAACTTAGACGTATTATGTCGATTCTTAAGGGTGTTGCGATACTAACAGACAGTTATCTATAATGACCACTCAAATAATCCTTCTTAGAGATTCCGAAATAGTCTCCCCTGAAGAGAAGGCTGCTATGTCTAAACATTTTAAAGTAGTAGAATCTAGAATGGAGATACCTGCTGATAGTCTGGTTATTGGCAGGTATAGTGTCCTTCCTTTCTATGAAGAGCAGGAAAGGGATATTAAATTAGCCGGCTCTCAACTTATTAATTCATATAAGCAGCATAGGTATATAGCTGACCTGATGAATTGGTATGAGGACTTACACGAGTTTACCCCCAGGACTTGGCGTAGGCTAGAGGACGTAGACGAGGAAGGCCCATATGTTTTAAAAGGTGCTACAAACTCTAGAAAATTTCAGTGGGATACCCATATGTTCGCTAAGGATAAGCGTCAGGCGGCCGAAATCTATTGTGAGCTGTGTAATGATAGTCTTATTGGACGACAAGACATCTATATTAGGAAGTACATCCCTCTAAAGACTTATATGACTGGCTTAAGAGGGCTACCTATAACCGATGAATGGCGAGTATTTATTTATAAAGGTAAGATGCTTAGTTATGGTTATTATTGGTCAAGCCATGTAGAGGATCTTCCTGTGGTCCCGTATCTACTTGACGCTGGACTGGACTTGGTTGATGCAGTAAAGGCTAAAGTGGGCGATAAATGCCCGTTCTATGTGATGGATATTGCCAGGACACAGGACGACAATTGGATTCTAATAGAGCTTAATGACGGCCAAATGTCGGGTTTAAGCGAAAACGATCCTAATACGCTATACAAGAATTTGAAACAATCTTTATTATGAGGTAGTTTGTCAAAGAAATATGAATTGACTAACAATAAACTTCAACATTTTGAATTTCAGCTCTATCAAATAAGAGCTTTAAAGGATATAGGTAGAATAAAAGCAGGACAACTAGGCGGCTACGTACAAGGTTATCATAACCTAAGCCAAGAAGGCCTATCGTGGATATACCCCGATTGTCGTTGCTGGCTAAATGGCCAGGTACTTGATGACGCCCAGGCTCGTGGAGGGTGGATCTGGAACACGGCAAAATTAAGAGAAGAAGCTGTCTGTCAGGATGATTGCTTTCTGTTTGAAAACGTAGATTGCTTTGGAAACTGCCTTATAGCAGGCGAGGCATGCTGTAGCGGAACAGCTAGTAAAATCTACGAGAACGCTATAATTAAAGACAAAGCTTCTGTTAGATCTACTAGCTGGGTTCACGGGCAAGCTCAGGTATATCAATTCGGGATTTGTGGGGGCTCGACGGAGTTAACCGGAACGGTAAGGCTGAGAGGGAACGGGGCATTATACGAAGGCTATTACGATAGTGGTGTTATAGAAGTTTGGTCGCCCTATCTAGCAAATACTGCTCTACACGGTTAGATTCTTCTTGACTTTCTAGCCCCATGGATGTACTATAGACATATGTCGATTGAAGATTTAGTCAATAATCCAAAGCATTATAATAGTCACTGGTCGGGTATTGAGGCGATAGAGTTTACAGAACAATTGATGGGTAACCTTAGCAATGCCTTTAAGTATGTATATAGGCATGAGAGCAAGTGGAACGCTATAGAAGACATCCAAAAAGCCTTATGGTATCTCTCTAGAGAAGAGAAGAGGCTGAAACTAACTACTGTTTTTTTTAAAACAGACGTGCTAGATCGTACATTTAATGAGCATGATTTTTATTGTATGCCGAATGATGACGATTTTATCTATAACATTATAGAAGAAGAACCGTCATATATGAGCAAGGCGCTATATTATATTTGGTGTGCTCAGTTTGTTAGAGATAAGGTAGAAAACGCTATATCTAAGGCTAAGCACTATATTAACCTAATTTTAGAACAAAAACGAAAACAACTATCAAATAAGGAGAACTAATATGACCGTAGAAGAAGATGCACGACAAAAGAGACTAAAGAAGTTCCAGAAGGGCCTACCGCTTGACTGGCGCCAGGAAGTAATCGAGAAGGGGCCAGATGTCGCTGAGAAGATGATTAGGGATGTCGCTATCAATGATGTACAAAATGCCATTGCTCAAGAGATGGATGAAGACCTAGCACGTCTAAAGGAGCAGGTCAAAGAAGCTAAAGCTGGCTATAGTGAGGCCCATAAGACGAATCAGCTTAAACTAGAGTTCTTAGTAGACTATCTAAGATCGGAAGGTAGAGACATCCCTGATCCTGAGGTGTTCCTACGAGCTGCGGCTAATGGTGGCGAAGATGGGTAACCCTAACTATATCAAAAAGGGGTATATTTTTGGGTACGCTATTAGAATGTTGGGGTATATTGCTATGGGAATACCTATCGCATATTATTGTCCAGGACCATTTTCTTTTGGTAGGACAATGGCCTTTTTGGGGTGTATAATGGCGGTTGATCTTGGTTCTCAGATTCAAGAACAGTTTAAGCCCTAATATGTCTTTTGACTGGACCCAATATAAAGGCAACCTGGCTTGGCTACCGGAGCGGACTATTTATTTAACCGTCTCTGGTAGCTATAGTTATGGCACTGCGATTCCAGGGATTTCGGATGTGGACACTCGCGGAATCGCCATACCACCAAAAGAGTATTATCTTGGGTTTAATCAAAGGTTTGAACAGGCTGAGTGTAAAGATCCTGATTTAACTATATTTGAGTTAAAGAAGTTTATAGAGTTAGCCACTAATGCAAACCCCAATGTTCTTGAATTATTATATACCGATCCTAAAGATCATTTGGTGGTAAGCCCTCTAGGTAAAAAACTTATAGACAATAGAGAGCTTTTCTTAAGCCAGAGAGCTAAATATACGTTTTCTGGTTATGCTGTATCTCAATTAAATAGGTTAAAATCCCACCGAAGATGGCTACTTAATCCACCTAAAGCACCTCCTACTAGAGAAGAATTTGGACTACCTAACAGAACAGTAATCCCTTCAGATCAGTTAGAGGCAGCCAATGCCGCTATTAAAAAGCGTTTAGACGACTGGAATTGGAAATGCTTAGATGGCGTAGACTCGGCTACTTCGCAGGCTGTTAGAGAAGAATTTTCAAATAAGCTATGCGAGATTACTAACTGGACCTTAGACGGTATAGACCATAATACTTGGCTTAGTGCCGCAAATAGTATTGGGTTGGATACCAACTTTATTCGCTTGTTAGATTTAGAAAAGTCGTATAGCGCTAAGCTAAATGAATGGCGCAATTATCTAGAGTGGAAAGAGAATAGAAACAAAGTTAGAGGCGAGATGGAGGCTAAGTTTGGCTATGACGGGAAGCATGGATTACATCTTATTAGACTTTTGACTATGGCCAATGAAATTATAGGGTTAGGTAAGGTAATAGTAAAACGACCAGACGCAGAGTTCTTACTATCTATTAGAAACGGTAGTTTAACCTATGACCAGCTAGTCGAATACACCGACAACAAACAAAAAGAGTTAGAGGAGCTAATGAAGACAACCAAACTACCTAAAACGCCTAACAGGAAAGCCATAGATAGGCTTTGTGTAGAATTGGTAGAGGAAGGATTATATGGCAAAAACCACACTTAAGAAGTTTTTAAAGGGTAAGGTGCCATTGATGATCGAAAGCCCTTGGGGCTGGTTAATGATGCGACCGGCAGGCATTAGAACTATTTGGGTAGACACAGCCTCTAATTTAATGTGGGCCGCCGATACTTTAGATGATGGGGTTACTATAACTTATTGTTTAGATTAGCCTTTTTAGGCTTGACTTTTGGCGGCAATCGGCGTATAATCTTTGTTAGATGTCGCCAGTTAAACCCCCTTCCGCAACCACACTAAAGAAATATGGATTAACCCAGGCAGAGTGGTTAAAGATAGCGGAAGAGCAGGGGTTTGTATGCCCTATATGTGGCAAATTGCCAGAAAATGGCAAGCTCGTTACGGATCATGAGCATCGACGAGGTTATAAGAAAATGTCTGACAAAGAACGAAAGATCTTTGTCAGGGGTTTGCCATGTCTAAGATGTAATCTAATGTACCTACCTGTAGGTATTACGTCTACAAAAGCCAGAAATATAGTAAAGTACTTAGAAGCTTACGAGGCTAAGGTGCTAGAAGAGCTATCTAAGTCTATGCCAAAGAATTTGTTAAAGAAAGAAGAAAATTAATAATGCCAAATCAGATGTCCCAGTTTGCTACCAATATAATGAACCAAAAATACGCTCACGACAAAGAAGACGGGGGCAAAGAAACCTGGTCAGAAATTGCACATAGGGTTTCAAAGCATGTTATGAAGGCGGTTAACGCGCCAAAAGATTTAGTAAAAGAGATAGAAACTGCTATCGCTAATAAAGAATTTATTCCAGGCGGTCGCTATTTGTATGCTACTGGTAGACCTTTCAAACAGGTACAAAATTGTTTTGCTGGTGAAACTGCCGTTGTAACCAGGCATGGAGTAAAACAAATTAAAGACCTGGCCGGAACTACTCAAACCCTCATGACATCAAATGGGCTTTGGACAGAAGCTCCAGTAGTCAATTTTGGAAAACAGACCTTGATGAAGGTAACTCTAAAAAGAGCTGGCGTAATTAAGGAGATATATTCTACTCCAGAGCATTCATGGAGAATTGCAAAAAACTATAAAGGAGACAGGTGCATTAATAAAAGAGAGGTTTTAACCAAAAATCTTAAAAAAGGCATGAGACTGTGGTCTGTATATGGGTATGGCATTTCTAGAACCCCAATAAGCACTGCTGGGGTTCAGCATGGGATTGTCTATGGAGATGGGAACGTACCAAAAGATGAGCACGGGTTTAATACTGCAAACATACGGCTGTGTGGAGAAAAAGACTCTCAATTATTAAAATATTTCAATGGATACCCAACCAGGCCTATTGAATCTGACGTTGAGGTGTCGGGTTTGCCAAGACATTATAAAGAAGCCCCCTCTCTGTTGTTCGATAGATCCTATTTGCTTGGCTGGTTAGCTGGATACTTTGCAGCCGATGGTTGTGTAAGTAAAGATGGAGCGGTTAGACTCGCAAGTTATGACAGAAAGTCCTTAGAATTAGTTAAAGACGTTTGTTATTTATTAGGAATTGGGGCATACGGGATAACTTCTCAAGAAAAAATATCAAATTTAACAAACGAGCCGTGTACTTGCTATTATGTAACTCTGATGCCCCATACTCTCACAGAAGATTTCTTTTTAACTTTGGAGCATCGTAATAGATTCATAAAAAACCCGCCCGAAAAAGCAGAATGCTCTTGGAATGTGGTCTCTATTGAAGAAACCCAACGTTACGAAAATGTATATTGTGCGGTCGTTCCAGAAACCCACGAATTTGTTTTAGAAGATAATATTCTTACAGGAAATTGCCTTCTTCTTAGGGCCGAAGACAGCCGTGAAGGTTGGTCTGATTTACTTCAAAAAGCCTCTATGGCGCTTATGACAGGCGCTGGAATTGGTGTTAATTATTCCGCACTTAGAGCTAAGGGTAAGCTTATCCGCAAAACTGGAGGAACCGCCTCAGGCCCTATTGCTCTTATGCAAATGATTAATGAATGTGCCAGATTTATTATGCAGGGCGGCTCACGTAGAAGTGCTGTATGGGCCGGTCTTAGTTGGAAGCATCCTGACATCCATGAATTTATTCATATTAAAGACTGGTCAGATCTAATTAAGTCCGCTAAAGCTGAAGACTATAACTTTCCAGCTCCTTTAGATAGCACCAATATTAGCGTTTGTTTAGACGGCGAGTTTTTTGAGGCATATAATGACGAGAAGCATGCTTTACATGCCACAGCTTACTCTGTTTACTGGGACTGTATTAAGCAGATGTTAAGTACTGGCGAACCAGGCTTTTCGGTAGATGTGGGCGAAAAAGAAGGCGAAGACCTAAGAAACGCTCCTGTTTGTGGAAGTACGCGAGTTCTCACTAAAGATGGATATTTCCCTGTACTTGATTTAGTAGGGAAACCTTGTATCGTTTGGACTGGAGAACAATGGGCTAGCGATGTTGTTTTTAAAAAGACAGGAGACAATGTTCCCACTGTTATAGTGTCTATGTCTAATGATAAAAAAATCCAGTGTGACCCCACCCACCCTTTTCTAGTATGGAAAGACAACGCTATTAAAAGAATACCAGCGTTTGCACTTCAAATCGGAGACATTTTACACACGTCTATTCCATGGGGACTTACAAACGATAAGCAAGGGGTAATAGTAACAAAACTTGAAGACGGGTCTAATGAAGACGTATTTTGTGCTGATGTCGGCGTGGAAGAGCATTCTTTTATGGCAGAAGGGGTTATTATTAGTAACTGCACCGAGGTAAGTAGCCGAGATGATTCAGATATTTGCAACCTTGGCTCAATCAATATGGCAAAGGTTAAAGACTTAGCCCACATGAAGCGCTTAGTTGAAATCGCTACGGCTTATTTGGTTGCGGGTAGCGTATATAGTGATGTTCCTTATACCGCTGTAGATCGTTGCCGTACAAAGAATCGTCGTATTGGTTTGGGTCTTATGGGACTTCATGAATGGCTATTAACCCATGGCAAGAAATACGGCCCTGATGCCGAATTAGAAGAATATTTAAAAGTCTATGCCACAAATCTAAAGTATGCCAAACAATATGCTAAAATGTGGGATCTCACCACACCTATTGCAGGTAGAGCTATTGCCCCAACAGGAACTATCGGTATTGTAGCTGAGACTTCTACTGGTATCGAACCTGTATTTTGTGTAGCCTATAAACGGCGTTATATGAAGGGCGAAGTAGTACATTATCAATATGTAGTAGATCCTGTAGCACAAAGACTAATTAATAGTGGTGTGCCAGCAGAACAAATTGAGGATGCTTATTCTCTAGCAGAAGATGTCGAGCGAAGGGTTGTATTCCAGGAATGGATTCAAAAATACGTAGACCATGGGGTAAGCAGCACAATCAATCTGCCTGAATGGGGAAGTGAGCTAAATAACGACAGCAAGGTTACCCCATTTGGCCAGATGTTAATTAAGCACCTACCAAACTTAAGAGGTATTACTTGTTATCCTGATGGGGCCAGAGGTGGGCAACCATTAACTCCTGTAGCTTATAAGACCGCAATCAAACACGTAGGGGAAGTATTCGTAGAACAAGCTGACGTTTGTGATATTACCAAGCGCGGCTCATGTGGCTCATAATTTAGCTTGACTTAGGGCGCCTGTTGGTGTATCATACACTTATGGGCGCCCTTTTGCAATTTATAATCGGTATAACTGGTTGTTTAGCGGTATACTGTATTCTTACAGATCGTAAGAGGGTGGGTTCTATTATAGGGCTGGTTGGACAGCCTTTTTGGATTATATTGAGCATCTATAAAGAGCTATGGGGCGTTTTAATAGTATCTATAGCTTATTTAGGGGTGTATCTATACGGGTTTAGGAGAAAGAAATGACTGAAGAAAAGTTACAAAAACAAGTTGACGAACTAGATCACCAAATAAAAGAACTAGTGGCATCAAATAAGCTATTAACAGAAGCCTTTTATGCAAAATATCCAGATCAAAAAATTGATACTACAGAAAAGCCGTTACAAGACCAGACTGTCGTAAGGGACGACACCACCACACGTAGGACCGAAGTCCAAAAATTCACAAAAGAACCGGGGTATGTTTCCCACCCGCCTGTTAGAGATTATGTAAAGATTATTGAAGAGCGAGAGCCTAAACGTCTTAGAGCAATAGGCCGTAGTATAGTTAGATATATAGAAAAAGCCAATAAATATAAGGCGGTTCACGAAGAGGCTGAGAAAAAGTGCCTAGAGCTTGATCAGGAGCCAGCTCCACCAACAGAGGAATAGATGAAAAAACTGATAACGTTTAAAGATAGTTGGCCGTGGATTCTTATTTTAGTGTTAGCTAATGCCGTTACGGCAGCGGCTTTCGTATATAACTGGCATGACCCCGAAACTCACGCCAAGCTCTATATAACAGGTCTAGTCGATTTAGTATTTTGTTATATAATTGGCTATAGATACGACCTAAGATGGCACTTTGTAACTCTTTGGAATCGTAGCTATCACACTAAAACCAACGTAGCTATTATACCTACGGACTTTGGAGTCAAGGCTTTAAACACCTTGTGTTCTGTTGGTTATATAACTGACATATATCAGGCTATTGATGATAAGATCGATGAATGTGTAGAATATTGGGCAGATTGGAACTCAAGAAATCAGATATATCCACCTAGAGATATACAAATCGCTAAAGATAGACAAGAGATATTAGATTCCCTAAACGGAGCTACAATCTCTATCTCCGACCAGCCTATTACAGTCAAATTTATAGGCAAAGTTATGGGGTACCAAGAGGGGCAGCAGATTGGTGTGGTATTTGATGGAGAAAAAGTAAAGACTTTAGATCAGCTACTTAATTTAGTGGCCCATGAAGTCTCTCATCTATGCCTTAGTGCCCTAGGGCAGCTTCCTGAGTTCCACCATAAGATTTTTGAGCAAACAAAGTTCTGCTAATTCTCTTGACTTTTAGCGTCTAATACGGTACAATACTCAAATAAATGACTACTGACGATGATTCAAACGATATTTGGGAGTCTATTGGTATAGCGCCAAATGAGCTTCCAGAAAGCGCTAGGCCTAAACCTAGACCTTTATATGCCGGTGAAGAGGCTTCAGGGGTTCCGGCAGATGTTGATTTAAGCCAGTTCCAGGAAGTTACAGAGGAAACATATGAGCCAGAAGAGGCTCCGGTATATGAAGAACAACAGCCTTTAACTGAGGTTGAAAAACGTCTCCAAAAGGCTGTTCTCTACCAAAGATGGGCCCAGGGCAATCTATATCAGAACCAAACAGAGTGTACAGTAGAAGTAGAGCAGGAATTCAAGGAATTCGCCCTAAACCAGCTAAATAAGCTAATTGGGTTACCTACCGCCACAGCCACTGTCAAGGACGACACTTTTGACAACAACGAGGTTCTAATCCTAAAGGCTCTAGTTAGAGCTATTATGGAGAATAAGGATATCAGAATGTCCTTATTGGGTGGATTATCTAAGCCCACCAAGCCAGAGCCTAAAAAACAAGAAAAACCGGCTGCACCGGCTAAAAAACCAGGTAGACCGCCCAAGGCTTCTGCTGCGGTCGTAAAACCTGTGTCGAAGCCACCGGCTGCGGCCAAACCTTCTCAGCCTGCCGCTAAGCCTGTTTTAATGGTACAGGACGTACCACAGGAGCTACAGCCTGTAGCTCCTCCTGTAGCTAGACCGGTACAGCAGGCACCAAGGCATGTAGCTAACCCAAATAAGCCTGTGATTCTACCAGATGGAACAGAGTTTGAGGAAAACGGCAGAAAATATAGAATTAAGTGGGTTATAACAACCACAGGCGTTTTAGGACCTGCTAAGGTTAATAAGCTAGAAAAGATGCCGCAAAAGACAGCATATAAGGTCGATGATGTAACTCTATATAAAAATGAAAGTGACGAAATCTATAAGATTTTAAAGCAAGATATTACACCAAAAACAACCCCAGCAAACGGGGTGCCATTCCCGACCAGCAATGCTGCTATGTTAGCAGTAACGCTAGACAGGGCGTCTACGGCATCTCGCTCAGGGATAAACGTTTTGACACAAAAATTAGGAAAGTAGGATAATATGAAGACAGGATCAAAAGCAAACAAAAAACTAAATAAGGGTAAGGACGGACTATCAAACAATAAGGCACGGCTAAATGCGGTACAGCGCCTAAACAACCTCGAAACTGCATTTACTCAACTAGCTGGAGCGCTACAGAACTCATTTAAGCAGATTCAAGATGACTCTAAGCAGCTATCGGAGAATCTAGAGCAATATGACCAGTTTTTAATGGCCATGGTAGAGACCTTGTCCAAGAAAATGGATTATAAGGAGCTATTAGCAGACACCACAGAACAGCTTAAGAACAACCGTATTAAGGCTCTAGAAGAGCAAGTGGCAGCCAATGATGCCGCTATTCAAGTTGCTGTAGCTGAGCATAAACTATATGCAGAGAACCAGGAATCAGAGCTAACCAGCCTAATCGTCTCTACCCAGACGGATAAGGACGGCAATGTCCTACACCCGTCAAAGACGTTCCTAACACCAGGACAGTTTACTCCCGCTGTACAGGAGCTATTAAAGGGAAAGAAGGTAGGAGACGTAATTGGTTTACCTGAGGGTGGTACCTTAACTATTCTAGGGCTATATCGTAACCCTGAAGGCAATGAAGCTACTATTGACGAACAAGTAAAGGCTGAATAATGACTGATAAGATTGTAGATCAATTAAACGTTCCTGAGAGCCATGTAAGGCTGACAACTACATTTAGTCCTGATGTAAAGACTACTAAATTCGACCTGGTAGTTCCTGGCCAGCCTGTTATGAAGACGGGGATGACCTATGGAAGTTTTGAACTTACATTAGAAAATCTAAAGTGGCTACGAAATACCCTAACGAAGTATATTGGGGATGACCTTGAGCTAAAGACAAATGGAGATTCAAAAACGGTAGTAAGATCGATTGACGGAACCGCTATAACAGTTCAGAAAGTAGAAGCTTTAATTAAAGAAGTGGAAAGAGATCTAGAAGATCTATCTAAAGCCACAATCTAAAGTAGTCATGGCAATAACCAAACAAGCCGCCAAGGAAGCTAAGAATTTGCTTTTAGATATCGCTAGAGAAGTCGAAGAGCAAAATGAAAATAGAAACAATCGAAACATTGCTGTAAGCACTGGTAAAGACTTGCTTATTGTTAGAAATTTTAGCAATGAACTAGCTAAAGTTTTTAAGAAAGGCTATTGTACCCCATGCAAGTATAATGGCCGCCCTAAGTCTAGGCTAGATCGTATGCTTTCTGTTGTTCTGTCGGACACTCACTTTGGGGCTTGTTTGGATGCCCGAGAAGTTCCTGCTGAATATGGACGAGTTCAGGAATCCCGTAGACTTGGGAGGGTAGCTTCTCAAGTAGCGGACTATAAGCATCAATATAGGGCAGAAACTAAGCTTTTAATCCATATTCTAGGTGATATTATTGATGGCCTTATCCATTCTCCGATAGATAATGACCCCCTTACTGTCCAATTTGGTGCTGCTGTCCATTATTTAGTTCAATTTATCCTATTCCAGGCGTCTCAATTTCCCCAAGTGGAAGTATGGCTTGTACCAGGGAATCACGGTCGTAATATAGCTGTGCATGCCAAGCGCGCTACTGACCGTAAGTGGGATAGTATTGAAACAATGCTTTATATGGCGGTAGAGGCCGCTATTAAAGCTAGCGGTGTCAACAATGTAAAAATCAATATTAGCCGTAGACCTTACTATACTGTACAGTTATTTGATAATGTTGGCTTTTTTACTCACGGTGATACTGTTTTGAAACCTGGCACACCCGGCAAAAATATAGACACAAAAGGGCTCTATCAGCAAATTTGTAGATGGAATAGCGCCAAGAACATAGGCGGTCCTTTTAAGCTATTTGCTTGCGGTCATGTTCACTTCGGTAGTGTAACCAATATGCCAAATGGAGTTGTAATGCTTACTAACGGGTGCTTAGTGCCTACTGATTCTTTTGGTATCTCTATTGGCCAACCAAATGTAGCTTGTGGGCAGTATATGTTCGAATCAGTAGAAGGCCATGTAGTAGGAGATCAAAGGTTTATATCAGTAGACGATGCCGACAATGAGCCCTGCTATAACGACATTATCAAGCTTTATGGGGGGTTTGATGGCCTATAAGGATTACGAGCCTAAGCTAAAAGAGTTATTCAAGCAGCTAGATGAAGCAGGTAAAACTTTAAAAGTTGCTGAAAACAAAAAAGAAGAAGCCATAAAAGTACTAGAAGTGGCAGAAGAGAATATGGCTCTAGCCGAAGCTACCTATAAAGGTGTTAAAGGCGATGATGTGGTTCATTTGCCAACTTATAAAGTTATTACGGGACACATGGCAGGAGCCAGAGACCTTGTAAGTAAATGTAGGATAGACTTACTAGCAGTAAACCAGCAGATAGATAGGGTTAAGGCTGTTATAGTAACACTAAAGGCTAACTACGAGGCACTAGTAGAGGCTCAGAGGAAGTCGTTAAACAACGTTTTGCAGTTTAAAAATGGTAAAAGAAAATCAAAAAGACCAAATAAGGCTCGATCCTGACTATATACCGCTAAAGCGTTATAAGTACAGCCTATCTCGCCTATTAGAGCGCTATCCTGAGGGCTGTCCAGAGCATATTGCCGCAGAAGCCCTGGGATTGAGCGAAGAAGAGTTTAACGAAGAATACGAAAAAATTGTAGCTTGCCTTCGTGCGAAAATGGGGGTATGATCCCCATTAGATGGCACGAATTAGCACAGGAAAGAATAGTAAGCAAGACTACCAAACACCCAAGCAACTTATAGAAGCTTGTGAGAAGCGTTTTGGTAAGATAACTCTAGATTTAGCAGCTAGGAGTTATAATAAAGCATGTGAGCGCTATATAGCGCCATGTACTGGTCCTGAGGGGCCATTGCCTTTTGATAAAGAAGCGTATGCTATTGACAGCTTTGACCAGGATTGGAGCAGACTGTACGCAGAACTAGGTGGCATCTTTTGGCTTAATTGTGAGTTTAGCGATATAGCTAGTTGGGCTAAGAAGTGTTACGTAGATTCGTGTAATGGCGCCAATATAACGCTGTTAATCCCTTACGGAACAACTAAAGCGTTTAGGAGGTGGGTATTGGGCAAGGCCGACTTATATATGTTAGAGGGCCGGCTACAGTTTATTCCCGGAGAGTCATTCCCTAAAGACTGTATGATTTGTCATTTTTACCCAGGTAGCGGTAAGAATCTATATTTTTGGGATTGGAAAAAGGATGATTTAGTTCAGTTGTATACACAGGGCACTACACTTCAATAGTACGTATAGAATAAGGAGTTTGATATGACACAAGATCCAATTAATGTATTTGATGAATTACAGAGACTTACAGCAGAAAGGGCACGCTATTTAGCCCAGCAGACTCAAAACAAGCACGAGATGGATACTCTGACAACTATTAAGAAGCAACATGATGAAAAGAATAGTGCTATTATTGAGCTAATTGACACTGTAGAGCGTAAGATTACAGAGACGGCTAAGCTATTAAATAAGTAACATGAAGCAATTTTGTAACCCTCACGCACATCTAATGTCCCTAGACTCAGCCTCTACTCCAGAGGCTTTTATAAAGAGAGAGGTTGAATTAGGGACAGGTAGTATTTCTGTAACCGACCACGGCTCTTTAGCAGCTATATATAGGACGTATGATTTAGGCAAAAAGAACAACCTTATTGTATGTCCAGGGCTAGAGTTTTACGAGAGGACAGACGACTGCCCTATCCTAACCAAATATGGTATTCCTAGGACCAACACAGTGCCTCGGGGAGCAGACAAAGATGAATGGGCGATAACTCATCCAAATGGCTCGTTTATTGACTATCAAAAATATAGACATGGTACGCTTGGGTTTAGAGACTTTAAGGCGTATAAGCTAGGCGTTAAGTTATTGTCTAAGGCCCATGGTAGAGCCGAAAGGCATGGAAGTGAACTAAAGCCGCTATTCACCTGGAATGATATTGAAGAGCTAGCGGCAGCCAATACTACACTCGGTAGCTCGTGCTTAGTTGGGATGGTGGCTAGACACCTATTAAATGATAACATAGATCAAACAACTAAAATAGCAATAGCTACGGACTATTTTGAGCGGTTATTACATCTTTTTGGCGACAGATTTTATATTGAGATGTTCGGGCACGAATGTCGCTATGAATGGGAAGAGGCCGTTTACATAGAGGTAGAAAAACAAGACGGCACTAAAGAATCGCTTAGATATCACTTTAAAAAGAATATAAGAACGGATATTAAAGATCTTACAGCCGCTGAGTTAGCTAGCGAATTTGAAAAAATCAAACACAGCCTATTGAGGTCTGTTTGTAACTACAGGGTGTGGACCGACTTTGAGGAACCACTTAGAATTATAAATGTCACCAAAACCGAAGGCTTTGTGCAAAACTCCTGTTCTCCATATTGCCCCGATGGGGATATGCAGTTTGTAGCCAATTCTTTTATGCTAGAAATGGCTAAGAAGTATAACGTTCCCGTAATACCTTCATCGGACGCGCATTTTTCGCTACCATCTGCTAAAATAGTACAAGATGTCCGGTTGGCACAACAAGGTTCTTGGCGGTTCTATGGTAGTTACCATAGACAAACTTCTGAAGAAGTATTCAAGCACTTTAACACTAAGCATGGGGTTTCTGAAACAGAGTTTGAAGGATGGATAGAGAACAGTTATCAGTGGGCCGAAGGCTTTAAAGACTTCAAATTCGACACCACTCCTCAGCTACCTACGAAGTTCTTCCCTAAGGATACTCTAGCTTATACTAAAGAGCTTATAAAGAAGCACGGTAGAATGCCCAAAGATCCTATATATCGAGAAAGATTAAAGAAAGAGATCGATATCTTACATAAGAACGGTAAGATTGATTTATTGCCATATTTCTTTACAGTTGAGGAAGTATATAGACAATATCAAAACCAAGGATACTTACTGTCGCCAGGCCGTGGATCTTGTGCTGGTTTAAGCTTGGCATATCTTCTTGATACTACGCATGTAGACCCCGTTAGATATGATTTATCGTTAGAGCGCTTTATAAATAAGGCACGTATAGACCGTAACGCACTACCCGATCAAGATTCAGATTTACCATCTAGAGACTTCTTGGTAGGATACACGTGTGATGTCATCGAAGTTGAGGCCGCAGACGGCACCAAACATGTCCTACCGGAGGACTTCAAATTCGAAACCCCTGATGGCCGTCTAGTTACCGCCAAGGAGGCTATTGAACAAGATCTTGAGATTGAGGCTTGGTGGACCTATAACCAAGGTCTAAATAAATAAGATTGTGTAAGCTACCAGATAAGTATCATCATGAAGTTAAAGACAATTACAAATAGCTCAAAAAACGGAACATTGGTCCCATATTTCCCAGGTTGGCTAGAAGAACGCTTCCCTGGGCATTATGCTCAAATAGGTACGGTTAATACCCTAAAGCTTAAAATGGCAGTTAAAGATGTTGCCAGGTTTAAACTAGGGTTCGTACCTCCGGATATTGAACAATTAAGTAAAGGGTTTGTTATGCCTCCGCAAGGGGTTAACGACCACAAGTTTATTATGGGGTATGAGGTTAACGGCGAACATGTACCAGGTAGTATTCAAAGCGACAAAAACTTACAGGAATATATCAAAAAATACCCCGATCATTGGGAAATAGTCAAAGAAGCACTCTCTTTATGGAGATCTAGAGGTCGACACGCTGCTGGTTATGTTATCAGTAACGAGCCAATTGATGAGTTTATACCTACTAGTAAGGTAAGCGATGTTAAGGTGTTGGATTTTACAGGACCAGAATGTGAAGGGGTAGGCGCTATTAAATACGACTTTCTAGTCGTAAACAGCCTACTTGACATCCAAGAGGCCTGCCGAATTATTCAAACCAGATATCTAAAAGACGAAGGCCTAAAATTTATTATTAATGGCAAGCCTGTCCCCCGAATTCGAGTTATCCCTGATAAAGACGGTAACCTTATGGATATCTGGGACCTACCGCCAGACGAAGCAGTTTTTAAAGACATATCAGACCTTAAAACTGAAACTATTTTCCAGTTTGATAGTGCGAGTGCTAGAAAATGGCTCAAATATTTTCAAGGTAGTATCCATAGTGTTAATGACCTGGCTATATTTACCGCTCTAGATCGACCAGGTCCGCTAGATTACTTCGTTAGCAATCCCGATTCTCCATCTGAGAAGCATAATATGCTAGTTGAATACTCTAGACGAGCCAAAGGGCTTCTAGGAAGCCCTGATGTAGTTAAAGAGCTAGATATGCTATGCCCTGATACCAAAGGGATAATGGTATTCCAAGAATCTTTAATGAAGGTCTATCAGTATTTTACCGAATGCTCAGACACGGAGTCTGATGAGTTTAGGGCTAATGTAGGTAAAAAGAAGAAGGATAAGATCGATCAGGCATATTCCGTCTTTATGGAAAGGGCAGTAAACAAAGTCTCAAAAGAGACTGCTCAGGCAGTATGGGAGTCTTTAGTTACGTGGGCAAAATATGGTTTTAACAAATCGCATTCTGTTAGTTATTGTATAACCAGCTATGCATGTGCCTATCTAAAGCACCACTATCCATTAGAATGGTGGACGGCCGTATTACGAAACGCTACTAAAGACGAAGTTAATACGAAATTCTGGATGTATTGTGGTAATTTTGTATTACTTCCAGACGTTTCACTGTCTAAGGGCAATTGGTCCATCGAAGGCGACAAAATTAGAGCGCCTATAAGCCTGTTGACAGGCATGGGGGACGCTGCACATGCCCAGTTAGCCAAGTCTGCGCCCTATAGCGACCTTAAAGCGTTCTGTAGGGCAATTGTGGAGCATCAGAAAGCTAATCCTATCACCAAAGAGAAGCTAGATAAAGACGGTACAGTTAAAAAGACAGTTACATGGGGCAGAAATGCCCTAGACATAGGCAAGATCCATAGCATGATTGTATCGGGGGTTATGGATAGCTTATTTGATCAGGGATTGACTATATCTGAAAAGATAGACCTCTATCATAATACCATGAAGGAGCTATACTTAGCAGAAGGCAAGAAATATAACAGGTCAAAGAAGACTTTCCCAGCACTAGACGCTTTAGGCCGCTATCAGGCCAAAAAGGCTGTATTGCCGCCCTATGGGGAGGATTTAAGGCCAGTATTAGTTCAAATCGGCTTACCTGACTTTATCGAATATGATAAGCGGGCTATGAGGATGAAAGATGGGGATTCTTTTATTTCAGTTATAGGCCCTAAAGGGCTGTTAGATCTAGAGACAGCTCAAGATTTCCTACTTAAGCATATTAGATGTGGGATGATTGGATACATTGAGAAAAAGGAAAGCTTTTATTATCAAAACAAGTCTAAACAGGCATATAAATTTATACTTGAGTTTGGTGGATTAAAAAGAGAGTTTGTTGTATGGCCTGACTATTATTCTGGAGAAATACCAGAGAGTGTTAAAAATGTAAAGGTCGGCAGTATTATAGCAGCAATCATAGAGAAACGAGCTGGCAAGCCTGATATTTCAGTGAAAGACCTAACAGTCATTAGAGAGCCTTTGGATTCAGAAGAACCAAATAAGGATGACACAAAACCTGAATAATCTAATTGACTTTATATATGATTGGTGTATAATTCATCTTACAAATTGAGGAACTAATGCGAGAACTAAAAGAAATCATTAAAGACATCCGAGATACAGAACAAACAGCAGCTATTAAAGAAGAAGAAATTCCATACAAGTCACGTGGTGGTATGCTAATGGCCGTTAGACAGGCGCAGGAAGCGCTACCTAAGCTAGTTGAAGAGTTAAAGGCTTGTGTTATCCCGAGTAAGTTGACAGCCCTATATGCTACAGGACCCGTCAAGGTTTTAAACGATGTAGCTAGTTTAGTCCTAGGTGTAGACCAGGAGGATTCCACAAAGCCCCTAGATCCCAAGGGTGTCGTATTGGACGCTAACATTATGTATAAGACCATTGCTAGCCGTGTAGAGGCTACTTATGGTGACTCAAAGAATCGTACATTTAGCACTACACAATATTCCAGCATGATCCAGGGTATCCGTGAAGTAGCTCAAGGGTTAGGCTATATGGAGCTAAATTCGCCTCCATATAAAGAGACAGTTTGTCCAGACTACAAGACAGTCCTAGAGCATGTACGAGAAAGTATTCGCGTAAGTATTGGAGATGATTTGAATTTACGCTATCTCACGAATAAAATCGTAGAAAGTGTTTTAAAGCTCAAGAATCCGCCAAAGGCAATACCAATCTTAGTACTAGACGTTAGATCTCACGAAGAAAAACAACTATTAAACAGCTTATTTGCATCAAATTCCGATTATAACTTCCAAAATAATTTTACCGTAGATACCAAATCAGTAGTCAAACTTTTTAAGAATTCGACAAAAGTCGCCGATGAAGGCGCAGATAAAGAATAAGGAGAAAACAAAATGAGTGAACAAAACAACGATCTAGAATTACCCGAAGGCTTCGGGGCACCCTCAAGCAATGAGGTAAAGTTTAAGAGATTCCGTCTAAAGAAGGACAACCTTCTAATGACACTACGCCCCCTTCCCAGTATGAAGGGCCTCTTACAGAAGAAAGCTAATGGCGTATTTAAGAAGGTCCATTATGGTTGGAGTGGTAGAGGTTCAGATCCTACCAAAAACTTCTTCCGTCCGTTTCTTTGTGTAGAAGAGCGTAAGAATGGTATGATCACACAGGAATGTCCTGCCTGTAAGTATCGCGCTGAATACACCAAAAAGCAAGCCGATCTAAAGACTCAAGAGGAAAACATTGCTAAGGAAGTCCGCGCGGCGGCCGCAGCAAAGGGGGTAACCGATGAGACTCGTATTGCGGCCAAGATTAACGAGAAGCTAGAAGTCCTAAAGAAGGAAAAGGCTGAAATCGTTAAGTGGCTAAAGGACCATGGTACCGATTCTAAGTGGAATCTATACGCTATGGACAAGCTAGGGAATGTAGGTATTGCCGAAATCCCCTATACGCTAAATAAGGACTTTGTTGCCCTATGCAAGACTCTAGAAGGTAAGAACTACCCCATGAATCTTACTGGGGGTAAAGAAGTTGCTATTAAGCCCAACGGCCGTATCGGTGTGTATTTTAACTTTATTCGAAGCGAAGGCGAAGGCTTCAACATCTCATATAAGGTTGAGGTAAACAAGGTGCCTATTGGCAACGATGGCGCCGAAATCAACGATTACGTTCGTATTAGCGATGAACAGCTAAAGCAGGCAGCAGAAGCACTACCCTGCCTTGTACAGGAAGTAGAATCTCTACGAATTCCTCTAGAGAAGGTGCAGGCCCTAGTCGATCACAGCCGTGCCCTAAATGGAGGTTACGATCCTGATGTAGTAGATAGCATTATGGGTAAGCGTGGTGGGAGTCAGGCTTCTAAGGCTGAAACTCCAGTAGCCGCTACCGATGACGACTTTGATGTCCCATCGGCTGAAGTCAAGACTGAAGCGCCAAAAGCTGAAACTAAGTCGGAGCCAGCTCAGGTCAATATGGCCGAGGCTACTGATGACGAGTTTGACGCTATCTTCAAAGCATAAATAAATTAGCCCTGGGTTAGACTTTTCTATGTTCGGGTCTATTTGCGGTTACCTTTCGCCGACCAGGGCGTTTTCTTTTTAGCTATTATGCTTGATTTAGATAACACGGTTTATAAAGTCGCCTGTATAGATAAACCGGGTACGTTTTTAGGGATCGATATTACAGGCATTGTAGCGGCAGAGGCTAGATTGGCAGATGTCGCTATTGTAAACAAGCAAACCGCCCCAGAGCTTTTGATGGATTTTAACCAGAAATGGTTAGAGCTACATAGAATGGTTACTATGCTTACCTATCAAAAGAATCGGGCCGAAACAGCCTACAATACGGCTAGAAATATGGCCCTATTAGAGTGTAATGACGACGCTATTAAGGCCAAGGGCCATTCTAAGGCTTCTGCCGACTTAAGGAAGGCTCTGTCTGAGCTAGATCCTCGGGTCGTAGAGTCTAAAGAGCGTTTTGAAGAGCTATCTGTGCTAGTGTCTTATTTAAAGGGCAAGCAAGATGCTTTTCAAAAAGGCTATGAGTCAGTAAAGAAGCTAGTGGGAGCAGGACAGCTACCGAACACGTATACACAACCTGAGAAATCAGAAGTGTTTACACCAACCAAACAAAACATAACACAAACAGTAGAAGACGATTTCGATTTACCAGCAGGATTTAGATAAGGAATAATATGGCAGCGAATAAATTTGCACAGAAACTTAGAGGCCTAGAAGGCGCGATTACAGAACGTTTTGATCCATTTGATGAAGCAAACCTATTGCATTTTAGTTCCCCAGGAGCTAATTGGGTTTTTGGTAGAACACATGGTTTTCCACGGGGCTTTAGTGCTCTATTATGGGGCGAGAAGAAAGCTGGTAAATCATTACTATTCTATGATGCCGTAGGCCAACTACATAAGTCTAACCCAGAAGCCATTGCTATTAAATTCGATACCGAGTATCGAGATTTAGCACAACTTCCTCCAGAAATGGCAGAAGCTTATGGGATTGATATCGATAGGTTTATTACAATCCAGACAAATAGACCCGAAGACATCTTCGACCCCCTATCTAAGGGAGGTAAGATTACCGAAATGCTTCAACAGGGCGCAGACATTGGCCTTATTGGTATTGACAGCATTTCGGATATTATGGGTCGTAGAGAGGCTGAACAGGATTCAGTAGTCAACCATCAAATAGGCGATCACGCCATTACCCTCCAAATAGGACTAAAGGCTATTCTCAATACTATTAGAAAACACAGGATTGGCGTTATTATGACTGCCCATGCCCGAGACGAAATGAATCGTATTGAGGTTATGAGAGGTAATACTAAAAAGCCAGCAGCCGCCAACGCCGTCTTACACTTTTGCGAATTCTTCTTATATGTAGAGAAAAATAGAACAAAAGATGGCAAAAAGGATGAGCTAGGACGAGAATTTGTTGACGAGAACCGCAAGGACATGGTAGATGGTGGGGAACAGACTGGCCACAAGGTTCGCTTATGGATGCAAGACTCTAGCCTTGGCAGCAAGAATCGTATGGCAGAATTTACCCTAGATTATAAGAGAGGTATTGTAAATCAGCATGAAGAAGTATTCCGTCTTGGGCTTAACTGGGGCGTTATTAAGAGACCTTCTAAGGGGGTATACGTCATTGGCGAACAGAAATTTGCAGGTAAGCCCGCTACCTTAGAAGCTTTAGCTGGTAGTGTAGAGCTACAACAGTTTATTTTAACTGAGCTAAAGCGTCTTGAAAACGACACCACTTTTATTAGCGGTGCCAGTATCAATTCATCAGAAACTACTGTAGAGGATTAAAATGTCAGAAGAACTAGTAAAGCTGTGCTCTCAACATGACGACCAGAACATTAAGGGCTTTTTTGGCGAATACCGCTGGCTAAGCAACTTTCATGTTTGCGATGTCTTATTTGAAGGCGATATCTATCCATCAAGCGAAAATGCCTATCAGGCTGCTAAGTTTGACTGGTCAGATAGACCACAGTTTAAGCTATGTAGCCCGAATAAGGCACAAAAAGAGGGGGCCGGGGTAACTCCCAAGGGGTGGTTTAATCGTAATGTGGACATTATGGAGGCTATTTTGAGGGACAAGTTTACCAGAAACCAAGACCTTAAAGAGGCTTTACTAGCGACTGGCGACAAGTACCTTGAGGAAACTAACTGGTGGCACGATACCTTCTGGGGTGTTGACGTCTATACAGGTATAGGCAACAACACCCTGGGGCACCTACTTATGAAGATTCGAGACGAGCTAAAGAATGGCTAATGGCCGATCCGTTAAAGCTAGCTAAGTTTATAAAAGATACAGGACTTAGCTACAAACAAAACAGTAAGAGTTTTATCTTTACTTGTCCTCTCTGCCAAGGTAAAGAAAAGCTCTATATCAGGAAAAGGGATGGGAAGTTTGCATGCTGGCGCTGTAGAGAGACCCAAGGGTTTCAGGGGGCGCCAGAATATGCACTATCAGAGCTAACCAGCCAGCCAGTTGCTGTAGTTAAAAAGGCTTTATATGGCATTTTAGGTGGCTCAGGTAGTGTATTTATTAATGTTGATTTTAGTGATTTAGCAGATGATGACGAGTTACCTGAAATCATTAATGATTCTGTAGACTTACCTGATCTTCAGGTCCCCTACCATTGCCTAGATATAGACCATCCTGGTGCCATTAAAGGCGCTAAGTATCTTGAGTCTCGTGGTATTCCACTAAATATAGCTAAAGAGTATCGGATAAGATATAGTCCTATTAAGCAGTCTATTATGTTCCCTGCTTATGTGGAGGATAGATTAGTAGGTTGGCAATATAGAACAGTAGAGAATATTAGAATCATGCTAGATGACTTTAGCGTGGTAACTCGGGTTAAGTCGCTGTCGTCTAAAGACCTACCTAGGGATAGGATATTTATATTTCAGAACAACCTTATTGGTGCAGAAGCTATAGTCTTGTGTGAAGGGCCTATAGATTCGATTAAAGCGCACCAGAGCGGTATAAAGGGCGTCTGTGCTATGGGCAAGGTCGTTACCCAAACCCAAGCAAATTTGCTGATACGCAGCGGTATAAAGCGGTTATACGTAGCTTTAGACCCTGATGCGTATAACGAATTAGACCCGCTGTTAGAGAAGTTTAAGGGCTCTTTAGAGATATTGAAGGTGGATATCCCACATGTAGGTTCTAAACCTGACTTGGGGGCACTTTCTTTAGAGAAGGCTGCCGAGTGCATCCTAAATGCCAAACCTTTAAAGAGCAACCGTATTAACGTTTGGCTAAAACCGATCTAGATCTTGCAGTTTTGCGTTAGATCGGGTATACTTCCAGGAGTTTCATGAGTATAGATCCATTAGCATTCAACGACAATCAACAAGCAGCTATTATTTATCATGCCATCAACAGGCCGGGTGTGTTCGAAGTACTTGATAAGATTCAGGTTTCAAAAGAGTGGTTCAGCAAGGAAAGTGTCGTACTAGGGGACTTATGGTCCTATATTCAGAAGTTTCGTGACGCTTATAAGAAAAATCCTGTTTCATTTCAGGAAGTTATAGCCAACATCAAGGATGAGGTTATAGTAAAGCAGGCTGCCCAAAGAATAGCTGACTTTTGTGACAGAAATGGGCCATTATATCAGTGGGATGTCTTAGAGGGAAAGCTTGTTGAGTGGTCTAAGGCTATAGTAGTTAGATCTCATATAGAAGAACTAGCACCAAAATTCAATGAAGGCAAGCTAAAAGAGGCATTTGATCTATTTGAAAAAGGAGCTTTAGAGCTTCAAAAGCAGAGTAGCGTATTAACCCCTTCTATGGGGACTTTTATATCATCAGCACAACGAGTTAGATTAGAAAAGGAGCGTAGGCTAAAGGAACACGAAAGAATCCTACCATACGGTATTACGTATTTACAAGACTGTTTAAACGGTATTTTACCATCAGACATGGTACTTTTAGCGGCCGATACTGGCGTAGGCAAGACTGAGGCCGCTAAGATTCTAGCTGCTCATGTAGCCGAGGAAAAGAAGCTACCTGTTCATTTCTTTGCTCTAGAAGCTGAGGAAAACGAAATTGAGATGCGTATTAAGTATGGTCTTATGGCTGGCTGGTATAGAGACGATCATGTAAATATCCCAGAAGGGATGATAACTTATGCTAACTGGCGCTATAATAGGTTAAATAACGAGTTTGCGCCATATGAGAAAAGGGTAGAGGATTATTACGACCAGAATTACAGTACATTATACACTCATTACGGCTCAATCACCCATAAAGAACTTGAGCAGAAAATCTACCAAGTTAAGGATGACTCGGCTCTAGTAGTTCTTGACCACTTGCACTACATGGATCTAGGAGAGAACGAGAACCGTGACATGACCTATCTTGTCAAGGGGCTTAGAGAGCTTAACCAGACCCTTAACGTGCCCTTTATCCTTGTCTGCCATGTCCGCAAGGGGGATAAGCGCTTCGGTAGTAAGCAACTAGTCCCTGACCGAGGAGACATCCATGGATCCAGCAACATCAGTAAGATTTGCACCCAGGCTATCATGCTTAGCCCCGCATGGGGGTTTGTGTCGGTGGATAAGCGAGCAGCAGGGAAACCCACGTTTATTCGTCTTTTAAAGGTCCGTGTAGACGGAAGTGCGATATATCACACAGGGATAGGGTTCTTCGATACATATAAGGCGGAATACACACCATACTATACATGTGGGCATTTATCGCCTAATTCTGACAAATGGGAGCCGAGTTTCGGGAATTGGCCTTATTGGGCTAATCCCGAGCGGCTTATCGTAGACTGTGGAGAGATTAAGTAGCAATAAGTAAACGGAGTAGTTGACGGTTAGCCTAGAAAGGTGTAGTATCTGTACCATGAAACAAAGAAGTACTTCTAGAAAAATAACAAACTGTGATGTAGAAGAAGTCTCAGGTATCACATTGTGTGATGAGGACTTAAGGGATATCTATATTACTGGTGTAGTTACCAAAGAGACTGCGCAGAATGTTATGGCCGCCTTGCGGCATCTAGACGAGACTAAAGGCAACATCAACCTTTTTATCAATACAGAAGGTGGTGGAACGTCGCCAGGCTTTGCTATAGGCGATGCTATCAAAAACTGTAAGAATAAGGTAATTGGCCACTGCTACGGGGAATGTATGTCAATGGGCGTATATGTCCTACAGGCATGTGACGCTAGGCTAAGCGCCCCTAATACCCGCTTCATGGTTCATGAACTACAGCTGGTAGGGAATGGAGGCCAGATGCCTCTATCCGACCTTAAGATGGTAATAGAAGAGTTCGATATTGCCGACAAGAAATACCGTGACGGTCTCTTAGAGAAAAGCGACCTAACTGAAAAAGAAGTTATAGCTCTTTGTAGTAAAGACACCTACATGTCGGCAGAAGTAGCTATGGGGTATGGTTTGTTGGACGGAATTATAGACACAGGGGAGATTAGGTGGCCCAAAAAGGCAAAGAAAGGTAAAAAGTAATGTTGACGTTTTATTTAGTAAAAGAGTATGCTGTAGAGAACCTTAAGAAGTATTGGAAGTACATCCTAGTAGTTGTGCTGGTTCTAGGAGCTTTCTTGGGTGGTCGATATTCAACCTCAGAGAAGGTTAAGACGGTTACCCAGACAGTAACTATCAAAGACACAGAATCAAGCACCAAGAACAGCAATATTCAAGAGAAAATCGTCTACCAATACGTAGATCGTCCTGTTGACAGGGTAGTGACTAAGACGATTATTAAAGAGCCATCAGGCAAGACTACAGAGACGACCACAGATTCTACTCATCAAGGCAATATGGTGGTAACTAAGACCGAGGATAAAGTTAAAGAAGTCCAGATTAAGGTTGAGAAGGAAATTGTATATCAGGAGAAGATCGTAGAGAAGGTTGTTAACAATGGAAACAAGTTTCCTATTGACGTAGGCATAAGTATCGGCTATAGTGTGTTTAGTAGCGATTCAAACAATCTAATCTCTCCTCTACCTGGACGGATGGTAGTAGGTGGATATGCTACATATAGGATAGGTGAAGTGCTTAAACTACCAATCAATATTGGAGCCAATATTAGTAGCCGAGGAGACTTAGGCCTTATGGCAGGAGTGAGTTTTTAATGAATAGCTATCAAGAATTTAAAAAGAACGTCTGGAGGGGTATGCAATTTTTAGTAGCTGATACCCTTAAGCGATGCAGCGATATTAAACAGGATGTAGTCCTAAACTGGGTAAACGACACTTACGGGCCTGCATGGCTTAACGTGGGAGAACGTTGCTGTAGATTTATTGAAGAGGCTATCGAGCTGGTACAGGCCGTAGGGTTGCCTAAGGAAATGGTTCTAAAGCTAGTCGATAGATGTTATAATAAAGAGAAGGGCGAGATTCAGCAAGAACTCGGTGGAGCTAGTGTCACCTTACTGTCCTTAGCGGAATCCTTAGGACTATCTAGAGAGGGGTGTGAGGGTATTGAGTTTGAAAATTGCTTAAAAGCCGACAATGATAAGTTTAGGGCTAAGCACCTAAAGAAGCAGGAAGCAGGACTTACTATCAAGGAGTGGCCAATTGAAAAAGAAAACGATTAATGCTGTTATCTCTAAAAAGATGAAGGAATGGCTAGGTTCTATAGAGAATGAAGGCCTGCGCAATAAGGTTAAGAATGATATTATAGTAACTGGCGGTAGCATTACTAGCATGCTATTAAACGAAGAGGTCAACGACTTCGACGTCTATATTAAAACTAAAGAGACCCTTAAAGAGCTATGCTGGTACTACTGTAACCAGTTTAATGAGCGGAACAAGGGCAAAACCAACAAGCTGGGCAAGCGACTACACGCCTGGGTGTTAGATGGCCAAGATGTTGATGATTGGAAGAAGGGCCTTAAGAAGCTTACCTCTTTCGCCTTTGACTATCCAGATCTTGACTTTAAGGATGTAACGTCATATCAGCCAACAGAAGAGGATTCTGAAAAGGGCTCTATTATTACTAAAGTTTCCAATATGTTAACAAACGTAACCCCAGACAGAATCAAGATTATGATAAATTCTGATGGGGTTGCAGAGGATTCTGACATCAAGGCGGACAATGTAGAATATAGCATGGAGGCGTTTTTAGACGCCGTAAACGACGCCGATCAACTTCCAGAAGGTGAGTTAGAGAAAGTAGAGCCAGAGGGGCCACGATATCGCCCAGTCTTCCTGTCTACCAACGCTATAACGCTATCAAATAAGATACAGATTGTGGTTAGGTTCTATGGAGAGCCTTCTGAGATTCATAAGAATTACGACTTTATCCATGCCACCAACTATTGGACCTTTGGTACCGGCTGCATGCTCAACCAGGGGGCTTTGGAGGCTATTTTAAATAAAGAGCTGAGCTATGTTGGCTCTAAGTACCCTATCTGTAGTCTTATTAGGGCTAGGAAGTTTATTAAACGCGGTTGGCAGATTAACGCAGGACAGTTTGTAAAGATAGCTTTTCAGATTTCTGAGCTTGACTTAACCGACATAAATGTGTTAGAAGATCAGCTTGTAGGGGTTGACTCAATCTACTTCTTGAACTTTATAGCCACTGTGAAGCAAAAGTATCTAAAAGACCCCAATTTTAGCCTTACATCTGACTATTTAACTACAGTTATAGACAGGATTTTTGGGTAATGCAAATAATCAATAATCCACCAATTGAACGAGAAGGCTATAAGCGCTATATAAGAACTATCAAAGATGACGCCAGCCTAAACAAACAAGATATTATTAAACGAAAGTTTGAGTTTTTAAGAGAAGTAGTAGATCAGGGGTTGTTTATGGGGGTGCTAAACTGTGGGCCGGTTGGCTTTGATAAGCTTAGCATGTACCATGATGGTGAATGTTGGGTAATTCGACTAGAAGCTGAGGAGTATATACTTGATAACCAAGGATAAGATGTTTGTAACTTATAAATATCTATTTTTAGGTGGTTCGGCAGTAAGAGAAGACCGCTTCCGGCCGAAGGTGTTAAGGGCGGTTGTTTCGTAGAGGGAAGCCTGATAAATATGGTAGAATCTAAAAGGATAAGCACGAATGAGGATTTTTGTCGATGATTGTTTATGTTGACTTTGATGGCACTTTAGCCTACTTTGATACCTGGAAGGGGCAAAACTATGCTGGGCACCCCTGTCAAGATATGGTCAATAAAATTAAAGACCATTTAAAGAATGGCGACGAGGTCTGGATCTACACAGCTAGAGTTAACCCCGTAGAGAAGTACGCTCCTTATGACCACAAGGTTATAGTAAATGTCATTCAAGAATGGTGTCTAAAACACATTGGCCGAAAATTGCCCGTAACGGGCATTAAAGGGCCAGCAGAAGTATTCTATGATGACAGGGCGATTAGAATAGTAAGAAATACAGGCTTGACAATGGGTGAGTTTTTAGATACAATGCTTACTCAGTTGATGGAAGAAAATGTAACAAAAGAAGAAGCGTTAAACAAATTAAGGAAAACTATTAAACAGATTGAGGAAATCGAGGTATGACTTTCAAGGATCTATACGTAGCAGTAACTAACAATCGGCTAGGTGAGCTAAACAAGCTAGAGGTAGCCCAGGCTGTAGTTAGACAGGAAACCAATCTACAACAACAGCGAGATGCACTAAATAAGTGTCTATTTGGGCGAAAGCGCTGTATGAGTGGTCATGTAAGTAAATATACTACAGGGGAGCACATGCAGGGAAAGCCTGGTCCATGGTACTGCCATATTGAGTCGGATAATGTATTACAGAAGCTAGATAGCGTTAACGCGCTATACGATAAGCTAGCTTTGGTTAAGAGAAAGATTAATAATAAACATCTATAAAGTCAGCTCCGCACCAAACATGTGTCATTATTGCTAGTCCGACAGCAGTCGTAGTAGACTTCCAGACAGTGGGGCGTCTAGGGAATAACACAAGAATACCTAGCAATTGCGGGTTGACAATCCCGCCTGTCGGCACCTGGACGGTTCATCTAAATGGCAAGGATGGCAGATTCCAAAACTGCTCATTAAGGTTCAAATCCTTAACCGTCCGCTACTAAAAGGAGAATAAATGGACAACAAAGTATTTCATTAAGGTAGTTTTTAGTACAGAATGGTAAACCACTGTTGCTAGTCTTGGCAACGTTAAATAACGCAAGGTAAACAAGCGGGGCTATAGACGTATAGTAATCTCCCCCCCCGTTCACAGGGGCCGCTTTGTGGTGACGCTATCGAGGCAGCGAAAAGTCTCCAGTTTTACAATTTAATAGATATTATAGTAGCAAAGGGTAGTGGCCCGTAGAAGAACGAAGTCCGGTGTAAGAAGTAACCGCCCTACACGTCAAAAGGCTTATACGATTTAAGGCTCACTTTTGGAAGAATCAATGGTGTGGACCCTAGTGCCTAGCTAGCACTAGCTACTATATT